GGGTGCAAGCGTCAGCGCAGCAGGGCTTTAGCCCTTTACCACGCCGCAAATCGTGCGCCCCGCTCCTGGCGATGTCGTAAGCTCCCATCAGCCGAGGGCATACACTCACCCTGCACAATGCTCACGCTCAAAATCGACTAATCCCCCGTGCAACGACCCTGCACAGTGAGTGTGCAGGGTCGTTGCACACCTTTGGTGCACACCCATTTCGGGTTTTCGGCTACACAAAGACGGTGTGTTGCCCGGTCGTGATGATCGGCCGGAGCAGGCTGCTGGTCTTCTTCACGGTGTCGATGTAGCGCCAGCTCGCGCCGAGCCGGTCGGGGTGCACGTCGCCCTCGATGGCGAATAGGTACCGCTTGCTCCCCTTGCCCAGGACGCCCGCCGTCGCCTGCATCAGCGTCATCCGCTGGGCTTCGGTGGTCGTGATCACCAGCAGCGTGAAGTCGTTGACGCCGTAACGCTTCATCAGTGCACCACTTCCCATGTAGGCATCGTAGGCGGCAATCTTGTCGGCCCAGGTCTGGGTTGGTCGGGTGCCACGATCCACCTCGATAAACACGCGGCCGCTGATCCGCTCGCCCTTGTCGAAGCCATGGAAGACGCAGGTGGCATCAGGCTGGATGCCGGCCTTCTTCCACAGGAACGTGCCGCCCGATCGCCGCAGGCACGCCTGCACGGTGTCATAGTCTTTGGCCGTCAGGTGTTCGCCCTGCCAGTCCGTGAGCTCAAGGCCCTGGACAGCCTCGAAGCGGCTGCGGATCGCGGCGTAGACCTGGCCAATCATCGCGCCGTGCTCAACGTTCTGGAACGAGCGCTCGCGCTTGCGGGTGTAGTAGCAGTCCTCAATGAAGGTGCCCTCGTGGTTCTCGGCCAGCAGGCGAGCGCCCAGAGCGGCCAGCATGTAGATGTCCGGGGCGCGGCCAAAGGTGTCGCGCGATCGCTCAATGGGGCGGCGCAGGCGGTACACGATCTCGTGATCGACCAGGTGGCTGAGGCGGCGGTAGAGGTGGGGTGCGGGGCGGTACGCCTCGGGGGTGCCGGCGGCCTGGGCGGCGGCCCAGCGGTCGCGCCAGGTGGGGAAGTGGAGCCACTCCAGGGCCTGCGGGGTGATGTAGCGGGCGATGTTGATGGATGCCAGCATCTCGACATCCCGGGGCGTCAGGTAGAACCTCCGTGTTTTGGTTGCAGCAGTCATTACTCTATCCTCGTGTACATACTCGAATCGGCTGTATTCTAGCGCAATTAATATGTCGGGGGTAGAGGATCAGGGGTTTAGGCCTTTGGGCTGCGCTAAAACAATGGGTCCGCATGGAGCCTCGTACACCGCCCCGTATGGAGCCTCGTACACCGCCGTTTTCATCTGGTTGTCAGGTTGATAGTGGAGCTGCACGCCTATAAAGATGTAGGGGGTCTGGAGCAGGTGGTTTGGCACATTGGACTGGGGTAGAGCACGTGGCCTGGATGCGCCCTGGTATGCGTCCTCGCACGCGCCCTGGTACACGCCACTTTTCAGATTCAGAAGCGGAAGTATGCTCTTAATTATGTGGGGGGTCTGGGGCAGCCGGTTCAGGGCATTAGGGTGGGTCAAACACATGGTTCCGGATAGGAACCCGTATGGGAACCTGACATGGGGAACCCGTAAGGGAACATTATCAGGTTGCGGTGGCTGCGCGCCATATTAAAGATGTTTGTGGCGCAAAGTAAACCGTCCTAAAGGGATGAAGCGGCTGTTTTGAGGCATCAGTAAAGGTGCGGTGAAGTGTACGCTGAAGGTGCAGTAACGTGTATGCTGAAGGTGCGGTAAAGGTGCGCGGCATATTAAAGATGTGCGGCGTGCGGTTCAGGGCTATAGGGTGGGGCAGATCGGCGGTTCTGAGGGCACACAGAATTACAACAGGATAACAACAGGATTGCAACAAAATCTCAGCAGGATTACAACAGGATTGCAGAGCGGTGGCTGCGCGGCTCCTTAAAGATGTGCGGCGATGGGTTCAGAGCATTGGGGCCAGCGAGATCCTCGGTTTGAGGTGATCACTGAATTGCCACAACCATTCCAGTGCCTTGCCGCTACCTTGCCACGATCTTGCCACGACCTTTTGCATTTATGGAATATGCTAGTACGATATGAGCACATTGGAGGTATAGAAATGGCCGAGATTATCGAATATGAAGAGGCTTCTTTTCGATCCTTATTTCTTAATTGCTGTTATAACGATCAGTCATTAAGCACGGCAACCGGGTTTGTCGTTGCTCGACCTGATGGGTCTTTTCTGCTTATAACCAACTGGCACGTTGTTACAGGTAGGCGTACAGACACAAAAGAGCTTATGAGTTCAAAGGGGGCTATCCCCGATAGAATACGTATCTTTCACAACAGGCTAGGTGTGGTAGGTGAGTGGGTAGAGAGAACGGAATTCCTGTACGACGAATCAGGTAATCCGCGTTGGCTTGAACATCCTCAGTATAGATCACGGGTTGACGTTGTAGGTCTACCTCTAACAAATCTTGAAGGGGTAGAAGTTCTGCCGTACTCCTATCATTACAAAAGGCCATTCGGGGTGAGTGACCACTTAAGCATTATTGGTTTTCCTTTTGGACTGACAGGAGGAGGTGCTTTGGGCATTTGGGTACAGGGTACTGTTGCTACGGAACCTGCTGTTAATTTCGATGGCTTACCCTGTTTTCTCATTGATAGTCGTACCCGATCAGGACAATCTGGCTCTCCAGTTGTTGTGTTCAATCGATCAGGAATCGATATATCTCAGGTAGGTGGACTAAGAGCTTATGGAAGCTCTACTACGGATTTATTAGGTGTTTACTCGGGACGTATCAATGAAAATTCAGATCTAGGAAGAGTATGGAAGACCTCCGTGGTTGAAGCGATTGCACTATCTGGAGTAGCTGGTGCCGAAGTCTAAACCACAAACGACCCCGATTGGGGCCGCGTGTGGGAGAGAAGAGAGAGGAGAAGGTTTGGCCAGAGTATAGCACGAACTGGCCGCCAGCGACATTACATCACGGTGTCGGTGGCGCCGGCACCTTAGCCGGGAACTCATAGATGAACTTCAGCAGCATTTCGGTGAACGATATCAACTGCTCGGCATCCTGCTGTTTCATCAACACAATCTCGTGAGTTGCCTCATTGCCTTTCTTGCGAATGACATCAACCCACCCGCGGCCATTCGGCGGAATAAATCCCTGTGCTGCAAGGAAGTCAATATACTCGAAAAACTTCAGGTTTGGAGCAGCACCCTGCTCCACCCCAATATGAACAAGCATTTTGCGACACGCCAAAACAGCCGCTGTGAAAGCAGAGACGGACATACAGCTCCGCGCCTCGTTATAAAGCTCCTCGACGTGTCTGGGAAGATGTTCCACCGGATTCCCGTAGGCAATACCTGGATACTGTTGGCCTGCATCAATATATGTTGGACGTGTACAATAAGAACAAATAAAGATCTTGTAATTTGGATTTTTCGCATAGAACCCTTTGTTGGGGCCAACAGTTTTTCCACAGTTCCAGCAGGTATAAGAACGGGGTTCTAAGACTCTCGGGTCCTGCCAATCAATCGGGTTGAGCGGTGTTGTCATAGAGTTCTCCTACAAAGGCGGCTTCGCCGGGATGGATGGATGGTCTACTTCAATCCTTCGTTCGATATCTTCTCCGCCTCAATATACCGCATCGGCATATCCAGCGAGTTCCAGCCGCCGGCGTCCATTAGACGATCGGGCGGCGTCCCAGCCCGGGCGCGTGCAGTGGCCCAGTAGTGGCGCAGGTCGTGGGCCGATAACCCATGAATGCCAATGGCGCGGCCCAGCTCGGCCACTCGGCCGGTGATGGCGCGCTCGCTCATACCCTGGTGGGTCAGCTGGCCGCCCTTGCGGCTGGCGATCAGCAGCGGCCCGGTCATAATGGCATCGGTTGCGAGGTATGCGGCCAGGGCGCGCTTGGCATCGGGCCAGAGCTTGTGGGTCTGCACCTTCTGCACCTTGGGTCGCAGGAAGCGGAACAGGCCACGCTTCATATCAACATCGTCCACCCGCAGCAGGGCCAGCTCGCCGCAGCGCAGACCGTGATCGATGAGCATGGCCATCAGCACGGCATCGCGCCGACCCTGGGGCGTGTCCGGCTGCTGCTTGAGTGCTGCGGCCTGCTCCGGGGTGATCAGCAGTGTGGTCGCCTTCTTCTTCCCGATCCGGGTGATGGTGCGTTTGTCGTCGACGCGGCGCAGCTCTTTGTCCTGGTAGCCCTTGACGGTCTTGATGCGGGTGTAGTTGTCGGCATCAACGGTGCCGGCCTTCATCGCCAACTCGGCATAGACCTTGATCGTCGAAAGCCGGCTGTTGATGGTGGCCAGGGCATAGCCGCGCTGGAGCATCCATTCCACAAAGCCCTGCACGATCCCCCAATCCAGCCCCGCCCATTGCGCGGGGCTACTGTTGAGGGCCAGGTCAGGACTGGGATCAAGGACGATCTGCGCCTGGTGCAAGTAGACGCCGAACAAGACAAGGTCCTCGTCCTGGCGCTTGGTGGTGTTGGCCGCCCGCCGGCGCCGGTATTCGGTGAACAGGTGATGCGCCGCCGCCCGGTTGGCCGCAGCAGCGGCGACGGCGAGCGGCGCAGCTGATCCCGAGGGGAGCACGAGATCGCCGGCGGGAAGAATAATTATGTCGTGTTGCTCATCCATCATGATATAGCTTCCTATAACCCCCAATTATCAGTAGCTATTATAGCCCATTCTTTCTGATAATCGGACCCTCAATCCAGCGTCGGTTCCTGCACCTCCGCTGCCATGCGCTGAAGCACCGCCAGCAGCGCCCGGCAGTCGCCCATCGCCGTGTGGTCGCCGCCCGGCAGCCGCTGCCATTTGAAATCCCCATGGTATTCCGACCACTCGCCCACATAGGCGGAATACTTTGGCATGGCATCAACCCACGTCCCCCGATCTACCCAGGCCCGCGACCAGTCGTAGCGATCGAACGATCGGATCTCTTGCTCGGGGTCCCAGGCCCGCTCGAGCGCCGAGCGCAGCGCACCATGGTCAAACGGCGCGTTGTAGGCAATGACGGTCCGGCCAACGATCGCCGCCTCTATCTGATCCGCGATCTCCAGCAATGGTGGCGCGGTTGCTACCATCGCATCGGTAATGCCGTGGACGGCCTGCGCCCCCGGATCGATTGGGTGGCTCGGCCTGACCAGCGTGTCGAGCAGGACGCGGCCATCCACGTGGAGGATCGCAATCTGCACGATGTCCGGATTCTCCAGCCGGGTGGTCTCCACGTCGACGAGGACCACGTCGCCGGCGAGCATCTTCTGCGACCAGCGGGCGGCTTTGCGGCGGGCCGCATCTGCTTCGGCCTGCATCGCCTGCTCGATACACGTATCGCAGATGCCGTCCTCATCAAGGCCGCCAACCACGACCAGGCCGCACCCGCCACAGGTCCAGCGCTTGGCCTCCGTGGCGGCGCGCGCTTTCTCCAGCGCGGCGAGCTGAGCCGGCGTGGCGGCCTGCTTCGGCCGCGTCTGGGTGGGGTCGTAGAGCTGGGCGGTACGCCGGCCGCCGCGCCAGACCACCAGCGCTACCGGTTGTCCAGTTGGAACCAACCCCTCTGCCGCCAGCTGCTTCCTCGTCTTGAGATGAGCGGGCGCCTTATCAAACCACGGATATTCGGGTAGCTGAGCCATACAATGCTCCTAGTATATTCTCCGCAGGTCTAGCGGCCACCAGAGCGGCTAGACCTGCGGACCGGTCTCCCTGATTTCTCTGCCAATTCTCCCTGATTTCTCGCCGATTTCGCACGTCTATTCCCGGCCCAATTCCTACGCTGATTCTATAGCCGACAGTGCTGTCAGGCTGACAGTGCTATCGGCCTCATCGGCGCTGACGGCGCTGACGGCGGCCAGGCTGTCAGCGCCGTCAGCGTGCCGGCGAAAGTCGAGCACCCAGACCCACGGGTTGCTTGCCCAGGGTGCCCGTTCAACATTGATCGTGTCCCACAAGGAGGCAAACGAATCACGGGGCGTATAACACGGAAAGCCATCAGCATTGAGCGGGTTATAGTTGCGCCACTCGTCGGCATACTCGGGCGGGCAATCACCGCCAATCCAATTCTTGTCTATCCCCTCGGCTATAGCATCGGCGTCGCTGATGTCCTGAAGCCGCTCCACCCGGAGCTTCAGGAAGTTCAGGTCGATGCGGCTGGCCCACCTCGGCAGGTGGATGGATGGCCGCCACACCATGTTCGGGGTGGCATAGCGGCCGGCATTTGGATGCGTGGTACGGCGCATCTCCGGCGAGCCAGGATCAGCCTTATAGTCCAGGAAGTAGTCCGTCCCGCGGCGCTCTACCCGCCACGCCTCCCGAATCCACAGGCGCCCGCCAGGCTTACCATAGCGGCAGGTAACGCGGGTCAGGCAGCCGGTGGTTCGGTGGCACGCCAGTGGCCAGCCATCGTCATCAAAGTCGCCCTCGAAGGGGAAGTAGTAGCGCTGGTACTGGGCATCCTCAAACAGGCGTCGGGTCTGCGTCTTCAAATCAGCCAGGACCTTGCGCACCATGGCGCCGGTAAATGATAGCGGCCGCTCTACAACATCTGTAGTCATGTGATAGCTCCTGGTCATAACATCGGTTACACATAGCTGTCCAGCCCGGCACAACCTATGTGCCGATCGAACGTACAACCTCCAACAAGGAGGTATATATGAAGAATCGCATCATTGGTCGGCTCTTAGGCATCGGAATTTGTCTATCTCTATTCGCAGGCGTTTTTGAACTCGGCACCCCATCGCGGGACTATCCCGCTGCGCATGATGAAGTTCCTACGCCAACACCTACGCTTGCTATCGAACTACCGCAACCAGTCATGCAAATTCGGCGCTAATGTGGCGCGAATCTGGCGCTAGTCCGGTGCAAAGGCGTAGCGCTGTCCAGGCCGTTCTGGTGAACTGAATGGCCTGGACAGCGCCAACATTAATTACTCTCCTGTGTTGACTTCCACCCGGACGTTGGCTGCAATGAACCCAACCTGGGCTTTAAACGCCGGCGACTCGATGAACATCGCCGCAGCGCTGCGTACTGCATCCAGATCCATGTGCGGGATAGCCTCAAAGCCCTGGCCGAAGATTTGTTCCTGCAAGGCTTCCACTCGAACCGTGCCCAGCCGCAGCAGTTGCCGGGCGAACTCCACCACCGCCGAGGCGTAGGCGAACCCCTGCGTATCGATCGCGGGCGCGGCCGCCACCGGCGGAGCAGCGTCGATGATCAGCTGCTGGATGCCACCGGCTCCGCCGGGCGTGGCCACGGCCAGGTCCTGGGGGGCATCATCGGCCTGGCCAGTGAAGGCGGCGACAGGCACAACGCTCTGCCCAATGATCAGGAGCGGCGGGATCTCGCCGATGCTCTGCACGGGGGCCGGGCGGCTCGGCAGCGGCGCTGGGGTGGGCAGCCGTACATTCGTCGTGCTGGCGGGCTTTGGCGGCGGCGCCGGCTTGTGCTTCTGCACGATGGCTTTGGCCTGAGAGCCGGTCACCTTGACGCCCTGCTCGACCAGCGCCATAGCCTCATCTCGTGCAGCCGGCGGCGTAGAGGGTGATGACAGCGCGTACATGGCCGATGCCGCCAGAAATTCCGAAACGTTCGGATTATCCCCAAACTCGCGGGCGGCGCGCATGTAGTTGCCCGCTGTATCTTCGGACCAGCGGAACTCAGACTTAATCCACTGCAAAAATCCTCCGTGCGGCAACCTCTCCTTCACCTCCATCAGGACCTTCCCGACCTCAATCACCGCCCGGCCCATAAACCCACGGATCTCGCTGGTCTTCTGCTCCACGAGCGTCCGGGTATCGGTGTCCAGCGCATCGTAAGAAAACTCCGCGATCATCATCTGCTCGGTCATGCTGCTGCCTTCCTTTCAACTGGCTGGGTCAATTCTTCCACCGTCATCTTCGCGGCCTTGGCGACGTTGGCCGCCGTGATGGTCGTCGAGCGCATCGAAAATGCGCCCAGGTCGATCTCCGTCTCGAACGTGGTGAGCCGGCGCTGGATAACAATCTGCGTGAGGTACTGGCCCACGATGGTGGCCACCTGCTCGTTGATCATCAGGCTCTGGCGGTTATCCTCCATGGCCGCTGCGCAGTCCTGGCGTGGCTGCTCGGCCTGCGTTCGAATCAGCCGCGGGTACACCAACGCCGGCGATGGCAGGCCGGAACAGAAGCCGCCCAGCGCGAACGCGCCGCGCAGGTCCTTGCGATTGGCCTTGGTCCCAAGCACCACCTGGCCGGCGTGCTCATGATTACCGGCATCAATCCACATGTCGTAGTGCCACGAGTGGAGCGCATCGGCCATAGCACTCCGGCCGGCCGGGCCATCCACCGCGCCGACGAGGATGTGATAGGAGTCATCACGACGCATCCGGTTGCGGATCGGCGTCGCCTGGCCGGTCAGCAGCTCGGCGGTGGCCATGACCGGCAGCGCCTCCATCTGAAGCCCAAAGGCGGCATTGAACCGGGCCACCAACGTGGCGGCCTTGTTGCGGCCCACCTCAGCATGGCTGAACAGCTGCCTGCCAACGTTCTTGTGTTCGACAACATCAGCGTCCAGCACCAGCGCGCTGATCGGTGGCCCACCGGTGGCGCGACAGTGGGCCATCAGCCTGGCCAGGCTCTGCACGACATAGCTGCCCGTGCCACCAGCGCCCACAACGGTTATAAAGAATGCCTGTGCGCCAATGCCAAACGGCACGGCCGGATCAATAGTCAGTGTCTGCATACTGCACTCCTGCTACATCCTGGAACGGCCCCAGGCTATCGAAGATCATCAGCGCCGGGATTACCTGGTGATGGCCGTAGACATTGAGCCGGCACATGATCTCCGGCCGGGCCGAGTGGATACGGCCGATGACGACGGAGACGCTCAGGCCAGTGTCGTCCGCGTCGTCCGTGCTGCTGAAGAACGCCGGCATGCCGTGATGGGAATGGATGTCCACGAGCACATCAACGCCGACGGGAACCTCGTAGTGGACGCGGGCCGCCGTCGCCAGTTGGCGGCCGGCCGGGCGTAGCACGAGGCGCTGGTCCGCAGGGTTGAATAAGACGAAATATTGCTTCTCGATCGGCCGGGCAATGCCGCCGATGGTGTGCGCCGCCTGCTGGGCATCTTGGAGCAGCGGCGTCAGCCACACGCCCGGTATGCGCTGCGGCCAGGCAAACCAGCGGATGCTTGGTAGCAGACTGGCCAGGCCTGGCACAGCACAATCGCTCGTTCCGACCTGTACCACCAGCTCCAGCACCTGGTTGGCGCCGCGCTTGAACACGCCGTTCTGCGCCCAGAGCCAGGCCACGCCGCTGCCGGTCGGCCTGGGGGCGGTCGGCGTCGCGACGTGGTAGGACAGCAGCCCGGCCAGCGTGGGAATGTTCATAGCTGGCCTCGCAGCACCGATGCAAACGATGTGGGGTGGGGCACCAGGTCATCAAGCGGGTACTCGGTCGCTCCCTGCTCATTGAGCCGCGACAGCATGCCTAGGACATTACTGGTGGCCAGCTGGCTCTTCCCAGCGGCCGCGTGCGGGCTAAAGCGGCTCCCCGTCAGGAAAAGGTCAAGGGTCTTCATCAGCGTGGCCGGCGCCGCCGGCGCCCGGCCGTCGCTGCTCCCCCAGCAAATACTGGCGTTGGGAAACACATTGGGGAAGGGTGCGTTGTAGAGGATCGTCTCTTCGCTGGCGGGAAACTCGTGGCTGGCCAGCGCCCAGATATGAAAGGATTCAATACAGCCCGACCAGACCAGCGGGGGGGTAGGGATCGTCCAGATCTGGAGGCGGGAACCGTGCTCAACCTGGATGCGGATGGTCCGCGCCGGCACGTAGACGACGTAAAACGGCCGGCCGTTGCGCAGGCCGGTGGCCAGTGTGTTCGGCGGCAGGAGTCCAGAGGACGCCGGCAGCTTGCCGAGCACGCTAGCCAGGGCCGCAGGGTTGATCGGGTAGGATGTCCAGCGGCCGAACTTGCGCCGGGTGACGACAACGCAGTTCTCGTAGAAGTCGAGCTGGAGCCGCGGCGGCGTGGCCAGTTCGACCTCACGCTGGTACGGCCTGGCGCCGCGTTTAGACAAGGGTGTTTTCACCATAGACCTCCATCAATGTGCGTGGCTGCTGGATACGTGCGCGAATGACTGCCGCCGCTCCGTAGATGTGCAGCATCAGGTCGATAATCAACCCGGGGTCATCATGCAACGCCACCCCGAGCTTATGCGCCTCAAGCGACCAGGCATTTGCTTCGTCCTGTTGATCACGAAGGGATTGGATGTACTCCTGATCCTCCCAGTTCAGGCAGTCCTGCCAGCCGCCGCCCTCATCCAGCTCGCCGCTGCTTAGGTCAGCGTACTGGTTGCCTGTGCCTTTCAGCATGTAGACCAGCACGTCTCCAAATTCCTCGCAGCCAAGGATCGGCGTTCGATTCAGTTCATCGCGGAGGGCCTCAAGGCTCAATGGCTGAATGGTTGGCATCTGCTCTACCACATCAAGGATCTCCGAGGGAACGCCCTCAAAGTCGGCGAGGTCGTCAATCAGATGCACCATAGTCTGCCGGAATGGGACCCAACAGGCGGCGGCAATGCCGTGGTAGATCTCGGTTGTTTCGTGGATTGCGTGAGGAAACCCAAACACGGCAAGCGGCGGGTTGTCCAACCAATCGGAGATATTCGATCCAACCCGCTCGTGCTCCAGCAGCGGGTGCCCCTCTTCTGCCAGTTCCTGGCCAATGACCTGTTGCTCCATCTCATCCCAGTCCATTCGATATTCCAGGTGTTCAGCAAAGTCATAGTCAACGATGAGCAGCTTGGGAAGGAGATAGGCGAACTGGAGCGCCGCCGCCATAACTGCGCCGCGCGTTGCCGGCGTCGCAACGATCTCTGCCATCACGTCAGGAAACCAGATCGAGAGCGCCCGGAGGCCGCGTAGGCCAGCCCCCCAGGAGCGCAGATCCTCACGATCAGCAATCGACCCGCCGCGCAGCGTCCGCGCATCTACCATCCGTCGGGCAACATGTCCGGCTGTTCGAGGGGGGATGCGGGAATGTCTTCTAATTGCTGCCATAATCCGCTTCCTATCTGTAACGCGTTATGGGTGTTCCGGCTGGCGTGCCGGAAGTCGCGGTCAAGGTTCAGCCGAAGGACATCACCGAGCGTGTAGTCTGATGTCCCATCCATCAGCCGGCGGAGTTGGTTGCTCGGGCCGTCCGTTGGCCAGAAGGCCGGCAGGGACTCCAGGGCGGCAATCAATGCCGCCCCGCCCGTCAGATCCTCGCTCATCCCTTGGTCCCGACCTTCTTCACGAACTCCACTGTCGGGTACTCCACGCCGTCGATGGTTTCCTTGCCAGCCTGGATGGTGGCCGTGCTGACCATCGGGTAGGTCGCGGCGAGCTGGGCGCGGATGGCCTCGTTGTCCGTCTCAATCGGAACCTGGAAGCGTTGGCCGTCGACGATGATGATCTTTGCGGTAGCGGTAGTAGTCATAGTTCTTATCCTCGTATCAGATACTGGAATAATTCAATTCAGGTCCATCGTCTGCTGCTGGCGCGCGTGGCCGAGCAGCTGGGCCATCTCCGCCAGGCGGTTGTCCAGGTCCTTCTCGCACTCCTTGGCCGTCTTCAGCGCGTCGGTGGCGCGGGTGGCGAAGTAGGCCTTCTGTGCGGTGCGGGTGCTGGCGGCGGCCGTAAACAACTGCATGGTGTCCTGGGCCATTCCTTCGATCATCCTCGTGAGGATCTCCTCGGCGGCCGGGCTGATGGCGTTGACATCGCCACACCGCTGCCGCACGTTTTGGATAAGTTCAGCGACCTTCATCAAAGCCTCCTACAGCCCAAGGCCCTTGGCCAGGCTGGCCCAGGCCAGCGGTCGGGGGGTGGCGCCAAACACGCCCGTGCGGTCCTTGCCATACACGCTGCCGTTGGCCGTGAGCGTGTGCTCACAGATCATCTGCCGGCTGCTGGTATCACTCTTCCGGCAGTAGGCGATCACATCGAACATCTGCTCCACCTTATCCCGCAGCGCGGGCGGCAGGGCGATGTTGGTGTGGTGCAGGCCGTCCTCTGACTCCCGCTTGCTGTGGGCGGTCACGATTTTCAGCATCGGCAGGGCGACGAAGCGGCGCAGCGACGGCACCATGCGGGCAATGGGTTCGATGTGGTTGCTTCGGGAGTCCCTGTTGGCGGATTTACCCTTGAGCGCCTCATAGGTCAGCTCGTAGAGCGCGTCCAGGCCGTCCAAGATCACAACCTCGTAGGGGTGGTCCATCTTGGCCAGGTAGCTGGTCAGGATGTCGAGCTGCTCCAGCGACTGCACCTCAGCGCTCGGGCCAGTGAGTTTTTTGCAGCCGCCCTCCACGTCGATGATGATCCGGCGGCCGGCCGGCGCGCCCGTGGCGGCCGTCGTCTTGCCGACCCCGCCCCGGCCATACAGCAGCACGGCGGCGTTGGACCAGTCGGGGGCTTCGATATTCCGAATGAAGTTCGGAATTTGGGTTTTTGCTGACTGTGCCATTGTCGATTCCTTTATGTCAATCCTGCTTCTTGTAAACCTGCCACTTCGCCTCGTTCTCGGCCCTCGCCTGGGCCAGCCGCCGCTCCATCTGCTCTTTGTTGTAGACCCGGAGCCGGCGGGCCGCCTCGTTGAACTCGCGCTCGGCGAACTGGGCGACGTGCGGGCCGTAGTGGATGGCCAGTGCGTTCAGCATGCTGGCGAACGCCGGCGGCGGGGCGTTGGGATCGCGTGGTCCTCGCATCGCCGCCTCCTATGCTGAACTCGTCCATCTGGCGGACGCTTCGCGCATGGCCTGGTCAGCCTGGGCGATGATGGCGTCAACCTCGCCCGGCCCCATCCATTGGCGGGCGCGCTCAAGCGCCCGGTCGTACTGGGCCAACAGCCCAGGCGCGGGGTTGCCACTGGCAATCAGCCCCGCCCGGTTCAGCGCCGCCAGGTGGACCAGCTCGGCCATCGTGTCGAGCAGGCCGGCGACAACAGAAATAGCACGCGTCATCGGCCACCGCCCAGGCTCTGCACCTGCTCAATCCAAAACTTGCGGGTGCAGTTCTGACCGGTCAGCCGGACCCACACCCACTCGCCGCAGATATCCTCGATAAATCCCAGGCGGCGCACGCCGTCATCGTTGACCTGGACTTCTTGATTGATGCTCATCGTTGCTCCTTTGTAATTATGGTAATTACCGTAATTACTATCGCTCGCTGGTCCGGTGCTCATCGAACTGGCGCTGCGCCCGTTCGCGCTGAGCGGCCGCTGGGATGACGCGGGACGTGTTCTCGGGGTGCAGGAAACTGCCGAACTCCATCAGGCGGCAGCTCCGGGTAGCCGGGCTGGGCCAGAACTGCTCCTGCACGTCATACAGCTCACCATAGACCTCGGCCACGGCGGCCGCGCCGGCGGCCGGGATGGATGGATGGATGCGACACTGATGCGACTCGGACGCGACAGGCTGCGACAGCGGCGCGACATGGTCCGATACATCTGCAAGAGAATCGGACACAGACGCGACGTGCTTGCGACGGCAGGCGGCCTGATGGGTTGCCAGGCCGCGCACGGTCAGGCCGTCGCGCCCGCAGATCTCGCACGTCTGATCAGCTGGAGCGGAGACCGGCTTGGGCGCCGCGCCGGGGATGATGAGGGTGATCGTCTTCATGCCGGCACCTCCAGCACGCGCTCAGCGCCGATCTGGATCTCCAGCGCCAGGCTGGAGAGGATGACGTTGGCGGTCAGCGTGGAGCATTCAGCAATGAACTCCGTGGGGTTGAGCGGGTGCGTGGAGACGCCGCGCCGGCGAAAGATCCCCACCAGCGTTGCGGACAGCTCGGCCGGCACCTCGGCGATCAGGGTCAGGGGCGCGCCCTCGCGGGCATTCTTGATTTTGTGGATATTCATGTCTCGCTACCTCTGGCTCAGGACAAACAAGGAATGCGCAGCCCCTACGGGCTGCGCATCAGGAATCAGCAGGCGATCCGGCGCTTGGACGAACGCCGCCAGTTGCGGTCTTCGTTCGCCGAGGTCGGCGCGGCCACCGTGCCGAGCAAACCAGCCGCGTTTTTCTCGCGGAAGCTGATGTCGGCCCAGCGGGTATAAATGTCCTGGGCTTGTTTGTACAGGGCAGAGTACTGGGACAGGAGCGGGGAGCGCTTGGGCAGCTGCTTCTGCGCGATCAGCAGCGCCAGGCGCAAGCCGGAGATTTTGGCGACGCGGGTTTCGGTTGCGGGCGGAACATCCGCGCCATGGTCAACGAGAGGCCCTGCGCCGAACCGGAGCAGGGTGTCGAGCGAAGAAGCAGGCATAGCCTTGTCCTCCTTGGTATGGGTTGTGGGTTCGAAACGTTGATTGTGCTTATCTTGGCGGACGGCCAATCAACTGAGGGGAGTATAACATGGGGATAACTTAGATGTCAACTATAATATGCATATTAAAATATGCAGATTATTATTGACATTCTACGACTGATCAGTATAATATGCATTAAATATCCCAGGGAGGTAAACGTGCCTAAATATCGCATTCGCGAAATAGCCGAGGAAAAAGGTTGGAACATGACACGGCTTGCACGTGAGGCCAACATTGAAAGGGCTACCATCACTCCACTATGGAAGGGTGAGGATGCCAACCCGCGTATGTCCACACTGGAAGCAATCGCACGCAAATTAGATGTTGAGGTTGGGGATCTTCTTGGTGAGGGACTAGCGGGAAAAATCGAAGACGGCCTAGCGAGGACTAGTCGCTAGGCCGTCGGTTGGCCGCCGAGACGGCCACAAAAGCCAAACGGGCTAAGCTGCCTAGATTTCGAGGTCCTGGCACAGCTATCGCCCGCTTTGGTTTCGGCGCACCTACAAGCGCACCTTTACAAATTGTTCACGTGTGCGGAGTTTCGCACAAATGATCTATGCTGATTCGGCATTTATTAAGGGAATCAGCTATAATATCCGTAATTGAAAGGGGCTGTCCGTCCGCCAAGACTAAGCACAGCCCCCCCGTTTCGAACCTTAACACACACAAAGGTGGCCAAGGCCAACGTCACTACAAGCGATAGCGCCGTCGTTTGCTATCATACCACAACCATGGGACAAATGGGACAAATGGGACAAAACTTTTAGGTGATTTTTACCTACCTGTTGCCCACCTTATCGGGGGATGATAGCAAACCACGACATAGAGAGTGTCGTATGAACCATAGTACTACTGGCGGGAAGGGGGATGCAATGCCGCAGCGCTTCAAAGACATCATCACTGCAATCCGCACCCTCCCCAGGCCCCGCGTTCGTGACATCGCCCAATACGTCGGGTTGTCACCCACGCAGACCCAGCGCCTCATCGTCCAGATGCATCAAACAGGGATCATCACCATCCTCAGCGACCCGGGATGTCCCTACAAAATCAAGATCAACCACTCCTAAAACCTACGTGCACGTGATGTTGGCCGCTCCACCTGGTGGAGCCGGCCTTTGTGTTTTAGCCGGAGGACTGTACTGGCCAGCGTCCTGAGGGGAGGTGGTAAATTCCGAACTCGTTCGGAAAATGAGGCGCGACATGCATTAAACATGCATTGCGTTTGGTACCATCAATGGAACGATCATTTAGCGATCATTTAGGTAGCGTACACGAAACATGCATTTCGCGTGCATTTCGACCCGGTACACTAGTAGCTGAGCGGGCTGTTGCACCTTAAACGTGCAAACGCTTTAGACAATTTCAAACGTATGCCGTACAGTGGTTCGCTCGATTTATGAGGTTTCTCATGCAGACAAGCAGCGAGTCCCAGTTAACAATAGGAAAGTGGGACAAATGCGGGACTAAACCGGTTCTCACGACCGACCGAAACCGATAGAGTACGGTAAAAGGAGGACCTAATGCCACGAGCTTATCGCCCCGAGTTTGTACCGCCCATCAGCCTGCGTGACCTGGATGTGCAGGCCATCGCCAGCGTCTGCGCGACCTGGCCGGATCTGGAAGCGCTCGAACCCAAAGCGCCGGAGCAATTTCGCTTTGGCTGCCAGGGGACGATCGTCGTGGGCTATGTGTCCAGCGCGATGGTGCAGGGAACATCCAGGCCGCATATGGAGGAGATCGCCGCCGCCATTCGCACGCGGGTGGGCCAGCTGGAGAACACGAGGAGGGATCTATGAGGTCGTCTAAACGACGAAACGCCTCCCCTGGCCGGGAGACGTTTCGGTGGTTCGGTACACTGACCTGGGGCAAACAAGTAGAACTGCCTGAGAGTGTACCACGGGTAAGAGTCCCCTGCAACCCACTATCGCCCGCCGCCAGCATTGCAGCTGCGCGGCTATTCGCGCTGCCGTGGTGCAGCTCAGAGGAGTAGGATTATGGACAGCCAGCCGGAAACTAATGAGGATCAATTCGCTTTTGATCCTGCATTCCTCGAAAGCCGAAATATTACCTGGGATGCAAAGGGCATGTTGATCTACCTTGTTAGCAAGCAAGGAGAACCTACATCGCTTCAAGAACTCATTGATGCTTCACCTGCGGGCCGGGATAAGGTTCTGAATCTTCTCGGTCAACTTGAAACTGCCGGATATATTCGAAAAGTTCGAGACACTGTCGAGGGGCGGTTTCAACCCACACGGTACATCATCAATTTCAGGCCAGAATATTCAGCCTATACCCAATATGTCTACCTCATTACGGATGGTCAATTACAAAAAATTGGCATGAGCCGTACACCAAAGGCCCGTATTCGGGCCATCGAATTTCAAGCAAAGGTTCCCATCACGACACTGCACATCATCGCCGCCGAAAACATGTCGGAGCTGGAAGAATGTCTGCACCTCAAGTTCGCTCGAAGACGAATATCTGGGGAGTGGTTCGCGCTCGATCCGGATGATGTGGCGTGGGTTCAATCTCTATCCAACGTAAGTATCGACGACTGCGCAGCCATTCGCGCCTCGCTCGACTTGGAAGCGGAGGGCTAAGGCTATGGCAGCATATACAGCAACACCTACCGTCATGGCCTTCAAGGACATGGCCTTCCACGGCAATGTCGTGCCTATGACGTGGTACCACCATCTCACGCTGGAGGATGGCAAACCAAACCTTCCGGCCATTATCATCCTCTCGGACATTGTGTACTGGTATCGGCCCGTTGAAATCCGCGATGAAGCCACCGGCATGGTGGTCGGATATCGCGCGAAGTTCAAAGCCGACCAGCTGCAACGCAACTACGATCAGTTCGCCGAGCAGTTCGGATTTACAAAGCGCCAAGCGAAGGATGCTATCAATTACCTGATCAGCCGAGGCCTCATTACCCGCGAATTCCGCACCGTTCCTGGGCCAGGCGGCTCACTCTTAGGGAACGTGATGTTTGTCCAACCCCTGCCAGAAGCCATCCAGAAGATCAACCAACTGGCCCCTCGGCACCCACTTTATCGAGCTGGAGAGGACCAGCACCCCTCTGACGTTATAACGCCGGAGGGGTCTGAGGATGCCCCCCCCTATGACGATATACCGCCAGAGGGGGATCATCCTACCGATCCCCCTATGACGTTTAAACGTCAGACATTAACAGAGAGTACAACAGAGACTCCTACACAGAATTCTGTTAATGATCCATCCATGCATCCCGGAGGCGATCGCGAGAACGAGAAGCCGAACGGGGATGGATGGATGGATGGATCATTTCGTAATTGGGAAGAGCTTTGTGGAACGGAGCAGGGACGGTTCCTCTATGAAGCCGGAGTTCGATCCCTTTCCGCTGCTCGTGAATTGATTCACATTCCATTAGAGGTGATGCAGGCGGAGTGGGAGCGGGTACAGGTGGGGACCGCCAGGGACAAGGCGGCGACGCTGATCCTGAACCTGCGCGGCCTGCCACCGCTGCCGGCGGCCGCGCCAGCGGAACCGGCCTACGCCCCGGCAGCGGATCAACGGCGACCAGACTGGGTGCCGCTATACGCCTGGGCCGAGATGCAGGAGAGGATTCGCGACATGCTCACTGGCGCACGACTGGTTGATGGGCAGATTGTCGCCACTCACCCGATCATGACGGAGATGCTTCGTGCCCCACAAAACGCCCTCTACTTTGAATTTTTGACTAATCAAGAGGTGGCAGCATGAGCGACGATGCTTGTTGTACCACGTGCGGCGGCGCTGGCTACTACGTCCTGGACGTGGATATCCACGATCCGGAGTTCGGGAAGCTTCAGCCATGCAGCTGTAGGACAAAGGCGAAAACGGCCAAGTTGCTGAAGAAATCCGACGTGAACCCGACCAAGACCTTCGACAGCTTTACGGCCAGTTTCGCGCCGGCGGCCTACCGCGCGGCGCGGGCCTACGCTATGGCTCCTGGTGGCATTCTGTACCTGCACGGGGACCCTGGATGCGGAAAGACCCACCTGGCCTACGCGATCGCTAATTCCGCCCTTTCTGAGGGCACTGAGGCGGCTTTCCGGGTGGTTCCTGATCTGCTCTTCGAGATGCGTTCGAGCTTCAAAAGCCGGGGCGAGGATAGCTTTGATGCCAAGCTGGAGCGGCTGCGCGTCATCCCGTTGCTCGTCCTCGACGACTACGGCGCCGAGCGGTCCTCGGACTGGGCGACCGAGCTGCTGTTCCAGATCATCAACCACCGGTATGAGCGGCACCTGGCCACCATCATCACCAGCAACCTGCCGCCAACGCACGCGCACTATAGCCCGCGGCTCCAATCGCGGTTTGATGACCAGGCGGCCGCAACAGTGGTGCACATTCTGGCGGCCGACTATCGCCGGCGGCCGATGACGGAACGGGTGGCCGCCTGATGAACGCCCTGGAAGATGGAGTGTAATCATCTGTAATGGATTCATTACACAAAACGACAACAAACCTACAACAAGTGTAATGGATTCATTACGGAACATTACACCTGGTGATAACAAATGTTGTTGGGCTGTTGTGGGTTTTGTGGGAAATGCCGGTCGTGGTCTGGAATACCGGCCGGGACCTGTCGCTGAAATGTAAACATTCGGCTCTGCTTGCGCCCTTCTGCTATACTTCAGGGCAACAAGAACGCCCGCAACGGTTGGAACGTTCGGGCGCATGGGCCACCGCTAGTCTTGAGCCGACGGCAGCCATCCGCAGTATAGCATGGCTGCCCCTACTCCTCAGGGGGCACAATGGAACATCAAGAAGAAAAAGATCTCCAGTCCCAGCTGATCCTCGGCACCTCGGGTGCAGGAGCCGGCGCGGCCGCCGCGACGCTCCCTGCCGAATCACCCAAACCCGAGCGCGTCCAGCGCCGCACAGCGCCAGCCTCACGCCTCGAAAAGCAGATCGACAAAGCGATGAACGCCCTGGCCTACCTCGGCATCATCGGAATCGCGGTCCTGCTCTGGTGGTGGGGTGCCGGCTTTACGGTGAACTTTCTGGCAGGCTTGAGCACCTCGATCAAGACCTGGGGCTGGCCAGCCTGGGGCATTCCAGTTCTGGTCACGATGATCGAACTCAAGCTCTGGCGTCATATGACCAACCCGTTGTCGCCCGCCGGCGCCGCCGTGCTCGTGGTGCTGCTGTTCGACATTGGCACGTCGTTTGCCGGCTTCACCCAGTGGGCCGCCGGCCGGACCCTGCCGCTGTTTACTGGCATCACCTTCCCGTCGGCTGGCTGGCCGCTGTGGATCGTCGGCATCGGTTTGGGCGTCGTTTTTGCCTTTCTCCCGGAGCGACTTTCCCGCTGGGCATTGGCTGAGTTGGCCGCGCTGCGGAAGAAATAGGAGACGCTATGGACACTGGTATGCAGATACTCCTCTTGCTGGTAGCGGTCGGCCTGGTCGGCCTGCTGAAGGGCAAAAAGATCATCGGCGAGTACCGCGCCTTCACCGCCTGGCGTCGGGGCGAGTATGCCGCAGCCCTTGCTGGTGGGCCAGTGTCCTCAGCCCCCCCTTCCGAGTCATCAACCCCGTCGGCGCCACCCGCTGTGATTGATACCCGCACCCTGTCGGGCGCCGGAACCGCACTCCTCAATCCGCCGGCGGACCTCCGCACCGCCCTGGACTTTATCAAGGCGCGGGCGTCCAAACCCTTTCCGTTTCCGCTGGGCTGGCGCCTGACCTCAGGGGGCAAGCCTGACTGCGTGTACGCCTCGCTAGTGGGCGATGTCAACCACATCGCCCTGACGGGCTTCACCGACTCGGGCAAGGACTCCTGGGCCGCCCAGGCGCTGCTGTCGATGGCCCTCACGAACACCCCGGACACGCTCCAGCTGGCCATCATTGATGGCAAGGGCGGCCTGTCGTGGATTGGCTGGGAGAACAAGGCCCACGTCTGGCTGATGGCCGAGCAGCCCGAGGATATGCGCCCCGCGATGGACCGGCTCAAAGCCGAGCGCGAACGCCGGCAGCAGATCCTCAAGGCGGCCCGCTGCGAGAAGTGGGAAGAGTACAACGCCGGCGATATGCCGCTCATGGTCGTCTTTGTCAGCGAGCTGATGCTGCTCCAGGATGCCACCAGCAAGACCGAGCTGGCCGACTGGCTCAACACCGAGCTGACGTCAGCTCGGGCGGCCGGCATTCGCTACATCGTGTCTGGCCAGACGTTCACCCGCCTGGATACCCGCTGGCGATCGCAGATCGGCCTCTACATTGCGGGCTACCAACCCCGCGGCGACGCGGACGAGCCAAACACGTCGTTTACGACTAAGGAGCTGCGCGAGCTGGGGTCCAACGCCGACGGCGCTGCGTTCGGTGTGCCGCCCTCGGCGCTCCCGGTGCCGCCGGCGGGATCGGGTGTGTTCACCTGCGTCCAGGGCCGCACGGTCCTCACGGTCCGGGCCTCGTACCTGAACAAAGAGCATCGGCTGGCGCTGCTCAATACGCTGCCCAATCGGGCTGTGGCGGCCGTCGCGCCAGCCCGCCCAGTGCGCTCCGCAGCGGACATGGATGTTCTTCAAAACCTTCTTCAGACCGGCCAGGCGCTGCCCATCGAGGAAGAACGTTCGTCAGGGCGTGAAGAACGTTCTTCTTCCCTTCAGAGTGCGATAAAAGAACATTCGGAAGAACCTTCTTCACCGGGAAGAACTTTGGTCGAGTCACGCTCAAAAACGGGATCGTCGGTGGTCTTTGTAGAACTCCCGTTGCCGGAGGATGAGGTGCCGTTCGAGGAGCAGCGCCGCATCATTGAGACTGCGCCGCGAGCAAGAAATCGCCGCGCGCTCACGATCGATCTCTACGGGACTGATGGTGGGAAAAAGGCTGGCTGGGTCAAGAAGGTGTGTGATGCCCTCGGGCTGTTGCCGCCTCAGGGGGTGGCGCAGTAGTGGAGATTTCTTCATGGACAAGCCGAAAATTTCAATGGAACAAATCAAGCAGGCACTTGTAGCCCTTGCCGAACAAGGGAAGATTGATGCTACTACCCACCTCTATATGCGGGACCCATGTCCTGGCTGTAAGGGGATGGGGAAGCCCTTTCGAATATTCGGGCTATGGCTCAACAAAGCAGGTGATCATTGCAATGCCGTCTACTTCCTCTGCGGTGACTGCGCCCATAAAATGGCGCACAGCGAAACATTGCGCGTGGCAATCGCACAGAATGTTGAGCGTTTCTTCGCAAAACTTGATGAGACGCTTCCAACGGTTGAGCCGTATATCACGCCAAGTGCATAAAACACGGAGCAGCACGACATGGACGTATTTGAGACCTATGCCCAACGAAAGAAACGAACAGAGCAGGCTGGTCAGCCCGATGTTTATGAGTATGATGAGATTCCACAAACCTTCCGACAGCAGGTACTGACGATTTGCGACTCCTGTATAGGTCCCTACCAATTACGTAGAGTCCATGGTAATCATCTCATTAACCCATCCTCCCATCCTATCTGGACAATTATCCATGATGGATTTGCAGATGCTATAGGATTCGATTCACTGAGTCATAGTCACAAAAATCCTTATGAGAAGTGTGTTGATTACCTTAAGTCGAATGACACTGACACTGACAATGTTCTTGGTTTAATCGAGGCAATATTTATTGTCCTTCTTAATGTTGAAGATGATGAAGATCTCGCACAGCAATATCCATTGCAAGGTTCTGCTTCCAAGGCCGTTGAACTTCTCAACTTTCGTTTTAAGCAGAACAATCTTGGATATCAATTAGTCAGTGGGAAGATTATTCGTCTAGACTCAGAATACATTCACTCCGAAATCGTCAAGAATGCCTTGCAATTACTTCGTGGATCGTCTTTCGCTGGCGCATCACAGGAGTTCTGGAAGGCCCACTCACACTACACGCAAGAGAATTATAAAGAAGCCCTTGTCGAAGCGCACAAAGCGTTTGAGAGCACGATGAAAACCATCTGTGATCTTCGGGGTTGGGGCTATGTCGATCCAAGTAGGCCAAATCTATCTCCCTCAGCAAAACCCTTGGTAGATACTATGATTCGGGAAAAGCTGATTCCCGAATTTCTATCAACCCATCTCAAGGGGTTAGCAAATGTTTTAGTCGAGGGTGCGCCACTTCTTCGCAATATACTCGCTGGACATGGCCAGGGTGCAGTTGTGGTCGAGGTTCCTGCCTACTTTGCCGCCTATGCCCTTCATCTCACGGCATCCAATATCGTGTTTCTTGTTGAGGCACATAAGGTGAAGCCGCTTTAGATCAGGGGTGTGGTAATGAGGTCCTGGGATTCTATCAAGGCCGCACTTGCCGAAGCCGCTAAGGCGATTTTGGCGATCATCGTCTTGGTGCTGATTACGGGCGCTATGATGCGCACGTTCTACCCGGAGGCCTGGGCGCTGTTTTGGAAGGATGTGACGCAGTAATGGACTTTTTTCGCGATAAGGTCTTTGAGCCTGGGCGTGGCTCTGCTCGCACCGCAGATGCGGTTCTGGTTTCGCTCGTAAAAGTAGTAGAAGTTATTCAATATAAGCATATCCCCGTTACTCTGTACGTGAATGGATTTATCATCACTGGTGAACTCATCTCCTTCAAGAACTTTTTTGAAATGACGGTGTCCAGACTCAACGATGTTTTTCCAAAGAATGAAGACCCGACTCCATTCGATGATCTCATGCGTGATTTCACCAACAGCCTGTCTGCATATGTCCGACCCAAGACTATCGATGCTGTTGGTGAGCCGGTCTTTTTGCAGCTTCAAATGCCCACCATTATCCATACGAACAGTACATACAACGTGGGATTGCATTGTCGTATGCGAATCGACGCCGTTGATGCCTGGAGCTTTGGGGCCAACCCGTACTGACGTGTCATCCTGTTTGCTAGCAATTGCTACCATGTCCCTGGTATCAATCGCTAGCGATCGCTAACCAGGATCAAATTCCGAACGCGTTCGGACTATGACGAACCCCTGCCGAGCTGGTGGGGGTTCTCTGTGTTTCACCCTGTAGCCCACGCGACTTGACTCTCCCGCACCCTCCTGCGATACTGCCGCCCATTCACCATCTGTGCGGAGAAACCCCGTATGCCTCAGCCCATCACTGGCAATACCCTCTACTATGGCGACAACCTCATCATCCTGCGCGACTATATTCCCAGCGAAAGCGTCGATCTCGTCTACCTCGACCCACCCTTCAACTCCAACCGGAACTACAATGTGCTGTTCAAGGATGAAGGTGGCAAGGAGAGTGAGTCCCAGATCGTTGCCTTTGAGGATACCTGGCACTGGAACCGCGTAGCTGAGGATACTTATACTGACCTCATAACAAACGCAGCTCCGGCCGTCAGCGACATGATTGGCGCGCTCCGTGGCTTTGTCGGTACCAACCAGATGATGGCTTATTTGGTGATGATGGCGGCCCGCCTGGTCGAGCTGCACCGCGTGTTGAAGCCAACGGGAAGTCTCTATCTGCACTGCGATCCAACGGCAAGCCATTACCTCAAAATCATTTTGGACACCATTTTTGGAGTAAGTGCTTTTCGGAATGAGATCATCTGGAAGCGGACAAGTAACCATAGTGATGCGAACCGCTATGGTGCTGTTCATGATGTCATCTTCTTTTACTCAAAATCGTCTCAATGGGTATGGAATAAACAGTACATGCCTCGGGATGACTCTGCCTTGAAAACACATGACCTTGCCCGTGATCCTGATGGACGGATATATCGTCTCGATAATATGTCAGCTGCCGGTCAAGGCCCAGCGCGTACCTTTGGTGACAAGCAGCTTGAACCGCCTATAGGAAATCACTGGCGTTTTTCACAAGAAAATATTGATCGGTTTTTGCAAGAAGGCCGCATCGTATTTACTAAAAACGGAAAACCACGATACAAGCGGTATTTGGATGAATCGCCAGGCTTCGCTGTCCAAGATACTTGGACCGATATTCAACCTATAAATTCAGGTGCTCGTGAAACATTAGGCTATCCAACTCAAAAACCACTGTCATTATTGGAGCGCATCATTCAATCCAGTAGCAACCCTGGCGACATCGTGCTCGATCCCTTCTGTGGATGTGGGACAACGATCGCCGCAGCCCAGAAGCTCGGCCGAACATGGGTTGGCATTGATATAACCCACCTCTCGATTGCGCTCCAAAAGTATCGGCTCCAGGAGATGTTTCCCGGCATCTCGTTCAAGGTCGTGGGCGAACCAAAGGACATTGGCGCAGCCCACCAGCTCGCCAGCGAGGACCGCTACCAGTTTCAGTGGTGGGCCTTATCGCTGATCAAGGCACGGCCGCTCGGCGGTGACAGCGGCAGCAAGCAGGGCAAAAAGGGCAGTGACAAGGGAATCGACGGCGTGATTACCTTCATCGACGACGCGACGAATAAGCCCAAGAAGGTCCTGGTGCAGGTGAAGTCTGGCAAGGTCAAGAGCGGAGATATCCGCGACCTGGTTGGCACGCTCCAGCGTGAGGGCGGCGCGATCGGCGTCTTCATCAGCCTTGAACCAGCCTCGAAAGATATGACCACCGAAGCCGTGAGTGCCGGCTACTATGACTCACCTGGCTGGGGCAAGAAGTACCCTCGGGTGCAGATTCTCACCATTGAGGCGCTCCTGCGTGGTGCCGAGGTGCAGATGCCGCCGGCCTATGGCACGTTCAAGCAGGCCCAGCGGGCATCCACCGATACTGATCAAATAGGCTTCGATGTCTAGCAGGTCAAAAACCGAATGCGTTCGGAAATCATGTGCTCGTATGGGGAGGGATAGCATATGGCGAAGGGGTGTCGGGATTGCAAGCGCTGCACTGAAGCGGTCGCAACTGGGTGTATTCTCAGTCCGTTCCGGCTTGTCTTGTGGGTCATGACATTTTGGAACATTGGGCTGTTCGTTCGAAAATGCCCCCAGTGTGGGCATCGCATGCGCCTGCACCAGCGCCGCGCGGACGGCTCATTCAAGGACTAGGGTTTACGGCCTCAAAAACCGAACGCGTTCGGAATATGAAAAGAACCCCCGCCGTGATGGTGGGGGTTCTGTGCATTCATCGGACCAGCTGCAGTTAGGGCATAGCGACTCGGAAGGGGCCAGGCCGCGGGGTGCCGCCAGGCGCGTAGGTTAGGACCACGTCCTTGGCATCGGCCTTGATCTCCCAGGCGAGGTTTCCGCGCTCCTTCGTGCCCTGGAGCATAAACCCGCCTCCCTTCCACTGTGGCTCGGGGGCGAAGTAGTTGGCCGGAAACTCAATCCCCGATCCGTCGCGCACGCGCATCCCACTGGGCGACGTGGTGAATTTGTCGCCGGCGCCGACATTTTCGATCAGCACCTCCACCAGCAGGTAGGCTACTCCCTCCTTAGCCTGTGCCCCCATGCCGCCCATCTCTGTCTTACGCTCGGCACTGACGACCGTGAACGCTACACCAGCGCTTTCTACACGCTCGCCTACGGCCGCAATTGGCGGCGCTGAACTCGTTGGTATCGCTGTAGGCTCTGCGGCGCCTCCACAGCCCGCCAGTGTGACCAGAGCGACCATCAGGATGATCAACCTTCGCATAGGACCTCCATCTGATAGAACAATCACCGGCAGTATACGCTACAGCTTATCAAGATCAGATTTGGTTTGAGATAATGAATCCAGTAACTTTTGTTCTTTTTGCTGTTGCTCTGCTTTTTCTCTGGCTATAAGTTTCTCGTCCAAAATAATTTCAATTGCCAATCTGACATCTTCAAAGAATGATAAACATTGTTGTTCTGATAGGGAGTGAATACCCTTACTCATAATTCCGTAAATGATCTTAAGTTTCAAGATTGTTTTCGGGAGATGGCTTTCAAGCATTTGAATTTTATCTCCCAACCGTGACTCAGCATATTTTTTCTCATCCCATCCATGCTCCACTTTCGCTACTATATGGGCTTCTTCGATCAGGCTTTCAAATACTCGCCGAAGGTATACCAAGGACCCTGCCCCTACTCCATGAGATTTGAGGCCTATAGCTCTTTTCAAGTCAGAGAAATTACTGGAAGATAGGACCTTGCGATACTTATTTAATTCGGGTGTATCTGTATCGGCAATAGATGGATACTGTCCTACTTTCATTAAGATATTATTGCGAAGTATAAAATGAAAGGTTGTAATATGTTGCTTGTTTCTTGAGCAATATCCGGTAAGAGAAAGCCCAAGTGTCTGATCGGATTGCATACGGAAACTCATATTGAGTGTAGTTAGTTTTGGCGTATTATGGGCTTTGCCTGGGTTATTATTGAATTGAAATATGCTTGTCTGATTACAGTGAATACAATGTGTATCAATAGATCCATCACAGTAAAGAAGATCTGCAAGTGCTTCTTTATCTGCATCCTCTTCAAGGTTCACATTGAAGCTATCATATAGATGAGCTTTCAACATAATTTCCTTATAACCTGGAAAGGTTTTTATAGAATCAGTGTGTGTCATACGATGCTCCCCCATAGCCTAAGATTAATAGATCAATCTTAGAGTACAGGAGATCACTTTGCAATAAGTTGCTCTAAAATCAACGCCCCGGCCTAGTCCCCATTGACCAGGCCAGGGCAGCCGCCAGTATACGCTACAGCGCCAGGCGGGCAAACAGCACATCCAGCCGCGGCAGTGGCTCCTCAGGCGTCACCGAGACCTGCCCGGTCTCCAGGTCCTCGGCCACGTCGGCCACCGTGAAGGTGCGCAGCGAGAAGGTAGACAGGATGGCCGGCAGGTTGGTGATGGTGATGGTGTCCCCCGGCCGGATCAGCCCGGGCGGATACTCCACGCCGGCCCGGTCGTAGAGTTTGCGGAAGCTGACGCTGCTCTGGGTGGCCCGCTTCTTCTGGTCGGCCAGGGCGGTGTCGCGGATGAGGGCGGCCTCGGTGGCGCTGCTGGTCTGGGCGCTGATCGTCCGCCGCCGGGTGATGCCGTTGGCCGCCACGCTGGGCGCATCGGTGGCGTAGGCGGTCACCTGCGGCACGCCGGCGGCATTCTCATACATAACCCGGATGCTGTTGCGGGTGGACTCCACCGGCCGGCTCAGTTCGATATCGGCCGCCCGCACCGACCACTCGCGGGCGTTGGTCCCTTTGGGCCAGTAGTACAGGTAGGCATCCTCAGTGACGCCATAGGCATAGTCCGCCGGCGCCGCCAGCTCGCTGATCACGCTGATCGGCGAGGCGGCCGACCAGGCCTTGTCCAGCAGATCGCGGCCGCTGGAGCGGATGAGCGCCGTGCTGCTCTTCATGCCGCTCGCCGGGTTGAGCGTCGTCACCTGGCTGAGGATATCGCTCACAATCTCCTGGTCGTAAACCACGATCGCCCGCACCGTGGCGCCCGCCAGGTGGGCCTTGGTAAACGTCGCGGTGATGGTGCCAACGCCCACCGCCGTCAGCACCACGCTCTCGCTGTCGGCCGCGCCCGAGTTGATGACCACCCGCTGGCCCACGTGCAGGTTGGCCGCGTTGGTGCCGGCGGCGGTGCTGACGCTGACCGTGGCCGCGCCGATGGCGATCGCGCCGCTGGTCACCGTGGTATTCACCATGTTCGTGGTGCTGGTTGCGGCCCGCACATTGGTGAGCTTGAAGTAACAGTCGCCGGTTTCGCCGATGAACAGCGTCGGGGTTGCGGTGTTATAGAGCATCGTCGCCACCAGATACTCGGTGGCCGCAAACGCTGCACAGAAGGCCCCCCGAACCACCGTGGTGCTCCCCACCAGGGTCAGGGCATCGCCAAGGTTCCCCCAGGCGCTGTTGAAGCGCTGGAGCGAGCAGCGCCAGGTGGTATCCGAGGTCTTGTACTCGTAGTCACACTGGAGCACAAGCCATTTGCGGCTTGAGTCGGCCGGGATGGGCAGGACCTGTGATCCGCTCGTCCCATCGCTGGCGGACACGTTATAGAACTGTTCGTTCTTGCGCGCCGAGATGTAGACCCGGTTGTTGGTGTCCATCTCATAGCGGTCCTCGCGACGGTTGGCCAGCACGTCTTTGGTCAGCACCGACCAGTGGCTGGTCAGTGTGTCGCTCCACACGGCCGCGTACTCATCATCCTCGAGCGCGGCGATCAGCAGAATGGCCTCAAAGGCCACGCCGTCGTCGATGAGCTTGGGGGTCATCAGGCGGAACAGGGCGACCTTGCCCCAGCGGGCCAGGGTCACCAGGCGGATGCGGCTGTCATCGACGTACTGGCTGGCCTCAAGGACGTCCATAGGGATATCGAAGGCCAGGCGCACGCCGTCCACGCGGGCGTTGCGCGCACGGTTGCTGACGTCGGTGCTGGAGCGGCCGGGGTCCACGATGGCAAGGGTGTACTGCATGGTCATCTCCTAGCGTGGGATCAAGGATGCCGGATGGCGGAAGGCCTGGGTGCGCACGGTGTAGCGGCTGCTGACGCCGAGCGGCAGCGACCAGGCGGCGGTGCCGGGGAACGGCTGCCAGACCGCTTGCAGCTCCTGGGACTTGGTGAGCAACAACGGGTTGGCATCCAGCGTCCAGAACTCGCGCTGGAAGTTGCCGCCCAGGTCCTGGACTTTCGCGGTCGGCGCCGTCGCCGTGAGATAGCGGTGGTCGGCAAACAGCCCGGCCAGGTCGAGCGGCGCAGTGACCGCGCCATGCTGGATAAGCTGGGCCTTGGACGCCTCCACGATGAACAGCCGGTCCAGGTCCAGGGTGCCGCCGGTGGACGCCGCCTGAATGCCCAGGCGGATGCCGGTGATGGTGCCGGGCGTCGTGACCACGCCGAGCACGACGTAGCGGGCGGCGACCGACAGGCCATCGATGACCTCGGAGCGGCCGCGCACCCAGCGATCGCCGGTTTGCAACTCCACATCGATCACATACTCCTTGCCTAGCAGGTTGTTGCGCACCTCGGCCAGCATCAGCGCCTGCTGGAAGGGGACCGACAGGCCGGGGTTGTTCGTCACGCGACGGGTGGTGGCGGTCGGCGTGAAGCGCAGGATGCTGGCGGACACCGCGCGGTTGGCGGCCGCATCGGCCAGCGTGCTGTAATCCGTCGCGCCGGACAGCGTACTGGCGGCGATGGTGCGGAGGTTGGCGCCGACGCCGGCGGTGTTGCTTTCGGTCAGGATGGCGAAGCCATAGGCACTGTCGTGGACGAGGCTGCTGGCATTCGTTCCGACATACAGCTTGGTGGGGCTGGGCGTGGTGGCGGCGGCCGCAAAGCTGACGGTCTGCACGGTGCCGATGTTCGTCGCTGCGGCCTGGCTGGAGCTGGCCTCCACGGTGCTGACCAGGAGCGGCCGGCGCATGAAGGAGACGGGCACATCCCTGATCCAGAAGCCGTCCTCAAACTCCAGGATGTTGGGGGCGGCGTTGACCATGGGTGTGTCGCCGACGGGGCCGAGGATGACGGCGGTCAGGATCTCGGTGGCGCCCAGCGGCTGGACGCGCCAGAGGACCGGGACGGATTGCCGGCCATCGGTGAAGTCCGCGGCGTCGTTCAGGCGGGTGATCAGGGTGGTGTAGTTGGTCAGGCACTCGGCGTAGGTGGTGCCGAAGATGTGGATGACCAGCTCCTCCGCCGCATCCGTAAACGGAATGTCGCGGAGCAGCGATCGTGAGCGGCCGGGCACGCCCATCGTCCAGCCGTTGGTCTTGAGCTGGTAGGGCGCGGTGTTCGATTGGGCGGTCAGGGCGAGCGTGGTGCTGCCCGCTTTGGCGATCTCCATCAACATGGTTAGCCTCGCTTGTAGAGAAGAAGTGTTTTGATTCGGGCTTCAAGTTCAGCGATCTGTTTTTCCATGGCCCGGATAGCAACGGCTTCCATTGCGGCCGGGTTGTTGGTTCCTCGTGCGTCCACGGTGATATGGAATTGGAAGCTATAGTGGTCGCCGCCCATCCCCCCGGTGGTCACACCGCGCGGGAGGTTCATCAGGCCAGTGGCGGTTTCAGCCGCCGGCGTGACCTTCAGGCCAGCCGGGACGTTGTAGAGGCCTGGTCCGGCCAGCACATCGATGCCACGCCCCTGTACCCGCTCCAGGCCTTCCTCGCCCATGACCACCAGGCCTTTGGAGGTGATACCACCCTCGGCCATGTAGCCAATGTGTGGGATATCGCTCATCGGGTTGACGAGGTTGAGGCCATCAATCACGGTATTGATGCCGGTGATAATGGGGTTGATGATCCCGGCGACGAAATTTCGCAGCCCGCTCAGGCCATCTTCGATGGCCCCACTAATGCCGTCGCCGATGCCGCTGCCGATGGACTTGGCGGCTTCGAGTGCTTTGGTGGCGGTGTCACTGATCCAGGTTTCGATGGCGGTCCAGATTTCACCCAGTTTGGTGGGAATGACGGGCAGGACCTCATCGGTGATCCAATTGTAGAATTTGCCAGCCAGCTCGGTAATCTTTGGCCCCACCTCGGTGATGACGCCGGCGATGAAGTTGTAGATGCCATTGGCAATGTTGAGTAGGGCACCTGGTAGGTTGGGGATCACATCGGTCAGCACCCAGTCCACAAACTTCGCGGCCAGGCTGGCCAGGTTGCTGACGACGCCCGGAATCGCGTCGACGATAAACCCGAGCAATTTCCCAAGGAACTCCCCCAGATTGGTGCCGAGCTGCGGCAGGGCATCAATCACCCACCCGACAAAGCTGGCGCCCCAGGCGAGCAGCTGCGCGATCAGGTTGGGGCCATTCTCAACAATGAAGGTGAAGATGTTGCCGAGCAGCTGGGCCAGGCCGTCCAGCAGACCAGGGATGGCATCCAGCACAAACTGGAAGAGCGCACTGCTCCAGCCCACCAGGGTTGTTACCACGCCGGGCAGTTGCTCGCCGAGCCAGGTCAGAAGCTGGCTGATCAGGTCGTTGAGCGCACCAAACATCAGCGGGATGGCATCAATCACCCACTGGCCGAACTGGGCAGCCCAGGCTTCCAGTGTGGCCTTCAGCTCCGGCGTCTGGTTGAGGAGCAACGCAATCGCGCCACCGATCGCGATGAAGGGGGCCAGGGCGCCGAGCAGCGGCCCGATCAGCGTGCCCAGCGCACCACCCAGCGACCCGAGCGGCCCGAGCAGGGCACCGAGGGGCGACAGCAGGCCGCTGACCCAACCAAACAGCGACCCAAGTGGGGTCAGCAGCTGCATGATCCAGCCAAACAGAGAGCCGAGCGGCGCAAGGAGTCGTCCCAGCCACCCACTCAGCGTGCCGAACACGCCCGCCAGCCAGTCCACCGCCACCGCGACGTTGGCCACCACACCCGGCATCAACCGTAGCGTGGACATGATCACGCCGCCCAGAGCCACCCCAACGGGCGCCAGGGCCGTGCTCAGGCTGGTGAAGGCGCCCGTGATCGCCGGGCCGGCACCCGTAATCAGCGGGGCAACCAGCGGCCCCAGGGTCAGGCCGCCGAAGATGGTGGTGAGTGCGGCCAGGATACCGCCTGGCCAGGTCGCGAAGAAGGCCGCCCAGTCGATATCACGGATGGCCGCCAGACCCTGCTCGATCAGGTCGCCGAGGATCGTGCCAAGACCATCCAGTCCCGCCTGGATAGCCCCAACGATGCCATCCTCCGCGAATCCTTCTTTAACATCACCAACAAACGCCATAACCGCGTCTTTGGCTGGTGCCAGGACGTTGCCAAGGTCCACAATCGCGGTCTGGATATCGCTGATCGCGGTGCGGAGTGCCGCGCCAATGGGGTTCTCGCGCACACTCTGAACGAGGGTATCCATCGACTCCAGCTGTTTGTCTTTGAAGTCAACAAACTTCTGTTTGGCCCCATCGGCCGCCTGGGCCATGGCATCGATAGGACCGGGGACGTCGCCGGCGGCGCCGGCGACAGTGCCGAGCATCCCGCTCAAGTCACCCACGCCACCGGCCAGCCCACCGACCCCACCAGAGAGTCCACCCGTGGCGGCCGTAGCGCCACCCATGGCCTTGCTCGTGGCCTCTAATTCCTTCTGCTGCTGCTGCTCGAGGGCGTTTACCTGCGTCTTGATGCGCCAGTAGTCGGCGCTGCCCTCGGTGGTGTTGGCCAGCTCGCCGCGCAGGATATCCAGCTTGCCGCCGGTATCGGACACGGCGTACTGGTAGTCACGCTCAGCCCGGGTCGCCTCAGCATTCTTTTTTTCGACCTCCTCAAGCTGCTTTGCCCGATCCTTTTCGACCCGGTCAATCTCTTTCTGGATGCGGTTGTAGTCCTCGCTGCCCACCGCATACTGGCTCTGCTCTTCCTTCAGCGAGGCCAGGCGCGTTTCGGTGTCCTGAAGCGACAGTTGGTAGTCGCGCTGCGCCTCGGCCGACGCATCCAGCTCCTGCTGGCGCTGTTTCTCCAGCCCGGAGATCTGCCCCTGCAACCGCCAGTACTCGGCGTCGCTCTGGGTGTATTTGGCCTGGTCTTCCTTGAGCATGGCCAGCTTGGTATCCGTGTCAGCGACGGCGTAGTTGTAGTCACGCTGGGCTTTGGCCGCGGCCTCCGCCTTCTTGGCGGCATCATCCATCGCGCTGCCGCCACCGCCGCCACCGCCGCCGCCCGCGCTCATGGCTTTGGTAATCAGGTCAATCTGCTGCTGGATGAGGGTATTCTGTTTCTGGCGGGCGGCAATCTGCTGCTCTTGGAGCGCCAAGTCGGCCTCGAGCGCCGCCCGGGCCTCGGCCGCCGCATCCACCTGGGACTGGGCGGCCGCTTCCTCGGTTTCCTGGGCAGTCTTGGTTTCGCGGATCTTCTGGCGCAGCCGCAGTGCCTCAAGCTCCAGCCGCGCCGCCTCGCGGGTGGAGTCCTTGCCGCCGACGCTGTTAATCAGCCGGAGCAAGCGCTCCTCTTCGGCTTTCTCCTGCACCGCCGCCTGGGCATCCTCAATCGCCGCCAGTTCTTCTTCCAGCGGACTGAGGATGGCATCGTATTTCTTGGTGATGGCGTTGAGGTTTTCCTGGGCGGCCGCCGCCTGGCGGTTGACCTGCTCCAGGGCTACCAGCGAGCGGAAGTAAGAATCGACCTGGTCGCCGGCGGCTCCGGCGCTCTCGCGTACCGAGCGGAATGCGACCTCGGAGACGCTGCCGGTGGCGCGCAGCTCGTTGAGCGCGGTCGCCACGGCCGCCCGGCTGCCCAGCAGCATCGGGATGTAGCCATCTTCCGGCAGGGTGTCGCTATCAACCAGGCCCTTCAGCAGGGTTTCAATGGTCGAACTGATGGTGTCGAAGACCCCAAAATCGGCCTCACCCCAGCCAGCCATATACACGTTGGCCGCGTCGGTGCCCCACTGATCCAGATGGGGGAGCAGCTTGGGCGGCGAGTGCGGTTCCAGCCAGTAGGTGATCAGGCCGCCGAGATAGCTCAGGCTGCTGACTACCGCACTGGCCGCCGCCATGATGCCGTTGGCCAGCTGCTGGCCGATGTTGGACCCCCATTGGGCGGCTGCCGACGCAAGCTCAATAAAGACCCCAAAGCCCTGCTGCGCCCCGGCCGCAAAGCTCTGGAAGTAGGGCAGCAGCGTGCTGATTGCACCGCCGATGGCATCGAACACGCCGAGGACCACGCTGCTGATCTGCGGCATGTTCCCGTTGACCCAATCCAGAAAGACCTGGAACGCCGGAGCGAGGCGCTCGCCCACGTCGGTGAGCAGGACCTGGAACGAGGCCTTGATGCGGTCGATGGTGCGGCCCAGGCCCTGGTCCATCTGGGCATAGGCCGCATCGGTGGCGCCGGCGCTGTTCTGCATCTGGGTCAGCGCATCGGTAAACGACTGGGTGCCGCGGCCGGTGAGGGTCAGCGCGGCGCCGCCGGCCTCCACGCTGCTGAACAGGTCGTTGATGCCGACACCACTTTGGTTGGCCGCTTCCTCCATCAGGATCAGCGCATCTTGCAGCGATCGGCCCGAGGCGATGAAGTCCTTGAAGCCGGTGCCAGCTACCCGCTGGAAGACCTCGGACGCATCCCCGCCGGCCTGCGACAGCTCGATCAGCAGCTGGCGGATCTGGGTGGTGGATTGCGCCGTCGGCACGCCCTGGGCGGTCATGGCGGCGATGGCGGCCGTCACGTCGGAGAACTGGACGCCGAGCGCCTGGGCGTTGGGGATGACGTTGTAGAGGGACGCAGCCAGCTCAGCAAAGGTGGTCTTGCCATAGGCAACGCCCGTGAACATAATATCTGAGGCGCGCTCAACGGAGAGGACATCCGCGCCGTAGGCGTTGACGACGCTGGTCAGGCCGTCCACGGTGGTCTTGGTGTCGGTGACGCCGCCGATGGCCGCCTTCTGGGCGGTGGCCAGGAAATCAAAGACGTTGCCCGGCGCCACACCGGAGGACAGCGACTCATAGAGCGCGGGGATGACATCGTTGGGGAGGGCGCCGAATTCCAGGGCAAACTGCTGGACATCCTCGGACATCTGCCCCATGGCCGACTGCGAGGCGCCGGGCAGCAGCGTGAAGACCTCGTTCATCCCGCGCTCGAAGCCGATGAAGGCGTTGAGGCCACCGGCGGCCAGGCCGGTGAGCGCGGTTGTCGCGGCGACCACAGCCCCGGTGACGGCCGTCGTGATGGCGCCGGTAATGCCGCTGCTCAGCCGCTCGGCCCACGAGGTGTTATCCCGCTCCACGCTATCCCAGGTTTGATCAAGGGATGAGCGGTCCCCAATGAATTTAAAGATCGCAGCGCCCAGATCTGACATGATGACCACCTCAGCGAGGGGGAACGCAGACGCGCCCGCCCCTCGTTACAACACGTGTGTACAGAGAAGGCGGGCGCGTCTCGGGCGGCGCTCACGCGCGGGCGGAGATGGCGGCGGCCTTGGTGGCGTGGGCGGGCGCTCCCAGGGCGGCACGTGCGTGCGGGCGTGGGAGTCGGCGGCGTTCAGCCCTACAGAAGGTTTTTAGTGCTGGCCAATGCGGTCCAGCAATTCCCTGGCGGACACCCGTTGGAAGGGACGCCCGCGGCGGCTGCGGAACAACCGGGGTTTGGCCGGTGGCTTCGCCTTAAGTTTATAGGTTTCAATCACGCTGGCCAGTGCGATTAGGGCACGGTGCAGGGCCAGCCAGAACGGGTAGTCAGGGTCGCGGTTCATCGGTCCTATCCTTGGGCAGGGACTCGGCGGGCCTGCACCACGTTCATCAGTTGGGAGGCGGACACCCGCTTGAATACCTTGCCGCTGCGGCTCCGCTCCAGCCCTCCCGGTGCCGGGGCGGCCGCTCCGGGGGCCGTGGTGGCGGGCTGGGCCGGCGTCTTGCCCGTCAGCATCTGGCCCACGGCGGCGGCCTGTTGCTCGAACTCCCAGCGCTTCCGCCGAATGTAGCTCAGCAGCAACCACTCGGCGGTGTCCTCGTCCAGGTCCTCGGGGCGAATGCCGTAGATGGCCCAGCAGATCTCAGCGCGGTCATCTATGCGCGACGGCCACGGCCCATCGTCGACAACAACCGGCTGAGTTGATCGAAAGGGATGGCGTGGCGCACCACCGTCAGGAAGTTGTCGATGATCTCATCGTCAAAGATGGTCGTTTCGGTCTGCTCACGATCAATCTTGCCGTAGTGGATCAGCAGGTTCAGCGCGCCATCGATGGCGCCATCGACCATCAGCAGCGCCTCATGGACCACCTGCTCCAGGTCCTGGGCCTTGGCGCCCTGGACTTTGCCGGCCTGATCGAGCTTCTCGAATGCCGGCAGCAACCCTTGAATGGTCTGCTCCAGCTCCTTCTTCCAGGCCTGGTTCTCGCGGTAGGCCAGCTTCTTGATGGCGTGGCGTTCGCCGCCGATGGTGATGGTCAGCCAGCCGGGGAGCTGGGCCGGCTCGGGGAGCGGCGGCAGCACCTGACCCTCGTCGGGCGGGCCGATGTCGATGGCCTGGGTGGCGGTGGCCATGCCGATGTCGCTCGGTTGCAGGCGGGCGGTCATCTCACTGATGGGAGCGGTCATAGTCGTGATGCCTTTCATTCAGACGGAGGAAGCCCGCCGTGAGCCAGTCCCACGGCGGGAACGAACAACGGACTACGGTGCGATTGGCCCTGTCACCCGCTGCATTTTAAAGAGCTGCTTTCCGCGAACCTTGCTCAGATCCGCCAGGGCGCCGATCTTCAGCGGGGTGCCCTCGGTGTAGTCGCTCTTCGAGAACTCCAGCTCGCCGCCCTCGGTGGGCGTGCCGCGCCAGATGAAGCAGCGCACGGGGTAGACGCTGCCATCGTCGTCCACCCACTCGCCCTCGAACGCCCACATGCCTTTGGCCAGCTTCCGCTCGCCGCCGACTTCGAACTCTTCTTTGGCCGGCTGGGCCGGCCCGGCCGCCGTGATGGTGTTGGTGCCGCCCCAGGCCAGCGGCAGCAGGGCCAGGTTGAGCTGGGCCATCATCGTTTCGAACGAGGCGCCCTCGCTGACCTTGGCGCGCTCCACATCGGAGAGGGACTCCTGGATGTCCGGCGCGGCGGTGTCGAACTCGTAGGCCACGGTCAGCGGGGCGCTGGTCAAGCCGACGCGAATCCAGCCGACCGGCCAGGCGCCGTCAACGGCGACGGTGTCCGCCGGCAGCGTGGTGCCGATGGGGGCATAGTAGACTTTGGCCGGGCCGATGATCAGCTCGGCAACGTTGATATCTGCCATCGCAGATCCTCCTAGTGATTTTTGACCCGAAACGTCCAGAAGGTCAGGAGAAACTCCCAGCCCTGCGTGGACGGCTCGGTGAGCGATTGTGGTAGGACATCGATCTGGGCGGACACCGTGCCGTCCCGCTGGTCGTGCCAGGAATCCATGCTGGCGCGCCAGGTGTCGTTCCGCAGCTCCTCGGTTTCGGCGTAGTAGCGCACCACGGTGGAGCAGAGCGCGATGCGGCCGGTCTTGTCCATCGGACCCCCACGGATGGCAAACACCACGGCCGGGCCAGCGGCGGGGGTATAGCCAGCGATCGGGGTCTTGCCCGGCCAGATGCGCGGGCCGGTGAACGCGACCACCGCCGGCCGGGCCATGAAGGTTTGCATAGCTGTGTTGAGATCAACCATGGCTTACCCCTTCAGGCCGCGCCGGCGGCCCACGCGCTCCACGGTGGCGCCCAGATCCTTGGCCACCTGCTCGGCGGCCGGGAAGAGAAAGGGCGCGTCCAGTTCGATGTAGACGCCGTAGCTGGCGCCAATGCCAACCGCCGAGCTGTGGGCATCCGTCCCCGGCAGGTCGGCCGACTCACGGACCACGGTGCGCCCCTCCTTGTCGGTGGCCGTGGCCACGGTGCCGGGAATGCCAGCGCTCGCCACCGGGATGGCATGGATGGTGTTCAGGGCAAAGCCGGTGTCGATGCTGTCGTTGGTGACCATATTTTGCTTGGCCAGCGCTTCCGCCTGGAAGGCCGCCTCGTTCAGGATATCGGTCTCCGCGCCGGCGACCTGCACGCGCAGATCCCGGTTGTGATAGACCGTCACGTGCTTGCTCATAGCTGGCTCCCGTCGGTGACTAACTCCAGCTCCACCACCAGGGCGGTTGGGCCGCGCGCCGGCTGGCCCAGGATGCCGTAGGCCTGAAGCGGCATCACCACGCCGGCCCGCTTGGTCACCACCACCCGGTCACTACTGGTGGCCACCGTGTCGATGGGGAGCCGTAGCACCGCATCGGCCGTGACCACCTCGGTGCCTTCCATCACCTCGTCCGTACCGGCGCCGGCCTGGCCGCCCTGCCGGAACCCGCACGGGATCTCCGGGCCACTGGCATAGGTGGTTTTGACCGGCTTGCCGTAGCGATCGGTAATGATGGTCGCCACCAGGATGACACAGCGATCCTGCATCGCTGCGACCTGGGTGGCTTGAATGGCGGCCAGCTCGCCGGGAAAGATTGGCAGCATTACCAGCCTCCATAGGTATCGGCCGTGCCGCTCGTGGCCGCCTCCTCAGCGGCCACGGGGTAGAGCACGGCGTACTCGGCCTGAGCCTGGGCCAGCATCGTCAGGGCGTGCTTGTGGATCTCCTTGCGGTCATAGCGCGCACCGTCCGATTCCGAATTGATGGCGGTTACGGTCTGATTGGCCACCGACCGCCACACCTCGATGCGGGCCAGCGCTTCCAGCTTGACCACGTCGCTGGCCTGGGCCAGGTCGCTGGCGCCGTAGGCCCGCAGCGTCCGCCGGATGGCCGTGGTGTAGCCGGCGTGGGTTGGGTCGCCCATGCCGAGCACGTCGGCCGTGGCCAGCAGCTCGTCGCGCATCCACTCAGCCAGGCTGGTGGTGGTGTAGGTGGTCGGCAGCATGGCTTAGGCCTGGCCCTGGGCGTCGCGCAGCTTCTTGACGGTGGCCTTGCCGACATGCTCCAGGGCCAGCAGCGTGGCATCGTCGGCGGTGCGCCAGGCCTCCACGCTGCCATAGCCCGCGGCTTTCAGGCTGGCGGCCGCGTCGGGGCCGACCAGGTCGATAAGCGGGTCGGCCTCGGGCGCCGGCGGCGTGCTGGGCGCCGGCAGGTTCTCGGTCCCGGTGGACGCCGGCGCGGCCGCCGCAGCGGGCTGGGCGGTCGCGGGGATGGCGCCCCGCGACTCGAAGATGCGCGCCAGCTCGTCGGAGACTTTGTGCTCGCCCGGCAGGTAGGTGGTGCCGGCGTACATCCAGGCATCGGTCAGGGTGATCTTGGGCATCGTGCCCTCCTTCTTTGCTTCAGACGGTGCTTCAGAAACGACTGATCGGCCGACGCGAACTAGATACCCTTGAGGACAAATACAGCCTCGGGGTCCTGAATGACAACCATAGAGGTCTGCCAGGCCTCGCCCTCAATGCGGGGCGGCTTGTCGAACTTGGCCTCGGCGCGGATCACGCGGCCGGGATCGGACTGGCCAGCCGCGCGGCCCATTGCGGTGTAGCCCAGGGCGTTGGGGATGACCGCGGGCACGTCGGCGTCGGGCAGGTCCAGGGTCACGTCGCGGCCGGTCTCGGCCACAAAGACCATGGAGCCGGCGCTCAGGAAGCGCTGGTCGCCGGTCTGGGTGCGGGTGCGCAGGTCGTAGCGCTCGATCGGCGGCAGGCCGTCCTCGGCCAGGACCGCGTTGATGGCCGCAATCGACGAGCGCGACGTGGACTGCAACGCCCCGCCCACGATGGTCACCTTGGCCGCGCGGTTGGACGCCTTGGCATTGCGGGCCAGCTTGGTGGTGGCGGCCTGGCTGGTGATGATCCGGCTCACGGTGTAGCCCTTCGATTGCAGCAGGTCCACCCCAGCATAGATGTCGTCGAACGGGTCGTAGGTGTCATCGGTCCAGTCGCCGGCGACGTTGACCCGGTGGCCGGCCGGGTTGGACAGCGGCACGTCTTCCTCGTAGCCGTTGTCGCCGCGCAGTTGCACCTCAGCGTTTTCCAACGCCTGCCAGCGCCACAGCTCATTGACCTCGGCCAGGGCCAGGTTGAGCACGACATCGGCCCAGTTGGTGACCTGAGCCACGGCCTGCATCTCGGCGTTCTGCCCCAGGATGCGGAGCAGGGCATCATAATCACGGCCGGTGAACTCGCGGGCGATGTCCGACTCGGCCAGCTTCACATCGAACGAGCCGATGAGGTCGCCGCCTTTCTTCTGGGTCGGCGAGTAGCGGGTGCCGGCGTTGGCCAGGACGGTGCGGTAGCGGATCGATTCCTCGGTGAACTGGTTGTCCGGGACCGTCACCTCGGGGAGCAGCTCGGCGCCGATGTAGCGCCGGGCCGGCCGGCCGAACTGGGCCAGCGGATTGCGCGCCAGCCGCATGAGCGTGCCGTCGCTCATCATGGTGGCGATGAGAGTCAAAATATCCATCGAATGCGCCTCCTAACAGGCTTCAAAACGTCTTGATGGGTGTGGTCGGCGCGGCCTAGGCCTGGCCGATGGTGCACTGGTAGCGGGCGCGGATGGCGGTTTTGAGCGCCGTCAGCATGGTGCTCCAGCCGGGCAGGAAGTTCTCTTTGACGATGGAGTTGTGGCGGTACAGCTCCACGTCGGCCTGCTTCGACGCGTCGGTCACATCGAACGCCACCAGGAAGATTTCATCGTCGGTCGAGACGGCCGGCCCGAAGGCCGCGCCACCATCGCGCTCGGCGTAGGTGCGGCCGATGGGTGTGCCGCTGGGCACGGTCTTCGGTTTGGTGCCGTCGCCGGCGTAGGTGGCCACATCGGCGTTGGCCAGGGCGGTGGGCAGGGCTTCCACGGTGAGCGCCGTGGCGCCGGCGGCGGCCGCCACGGTGACCCGGGCGAACTTGCCCGCGCCGCCGAAGTACAGCAGCGTGCCGGCCGGGATGGCGTTGGCCAGCGCCGCCACGGCCAGGGCGACCGCGCCTTCTGCGGCGAGCGCCGTCAGGGTGACGGTGGCGCCATCGGTGGCCAGGAACTGGGTGGGGTCGAGCTTGGCCCCGCCCGGCATCAGGTGTTCGCGGTTGAGGAAGTCGCCGGCCCACGCGGGCGCCGACAACTGATTGGCCTTGACGGTTACTTCAGCCATGATTTAGTCCTTCCGTTGTCCAGGCAGCGCATAGCCAACGTTCTTGGAATGCGTTGCGATCGGGTCGGTGCTGGGAGCCTTGCCCCCAACGTGCTGCCGCACAAAGCCCGACCCTGTCGGACGCTGCGCGGGGTTCGTATCGGCGCTGAGCACGGGGAGGAACTCCTCCCAGACGCGCTCGGCATAGGTGGTCAGCAGCTCTTCGGTATCCCCGTCCTTGACGTAGGCCCGTTTCACCGGCTGGCCGTTCTCGGTTTCATCTTTGATGGTGAAGGTGAGCGTGGCCACCTTCGGCAACTGGCCCAGGACCTTGGCCTTGAAGCCCGCCGCCTCGGCCGCCTCGGCAATCGCCTTGTCGCGCCGGAGCGTGGTCAGCTCGCTGATAGCGGTCTGCACGTCGGTGGGCTGGCCCAGCGCCTGGTAGGCTTGCCAGCGCTAAGCATCCTCGCCGGCCAGCACGACCGCGCCGTCGGCGGGCACGCGGCCTTCCAGCTCGCGGATGCGCTCGCGGTAGCCATAGTTCTCGCTGAGCAGGGTGATGCCGACGGTATCCATCGACCCACCATTGCGGGCGAGCAGGCGCTCCAATACCTGGGCCAGGTCGGGCTGATTGCCGCCTTGATTGCCGCCGTTCTGGTTGCCCTGGTTGCCGCCCTGATTGGCTTGACCACCCTGGGCGTTGCCACCAGCGTTCCCGTTCTGACCACCCTGGTTGCCCTGAGCGTTGCCACCCTGGCCACCGCCGGCGTTGGCGCCGCGGCTCTCCTCCGCGTCCTGGAAGTAGCGGAAGGTGAACGAGCGGGTCAGCATCGGGGAGACAGATACTGGAATAAATGATGTGCGCATAGAGAACTCCTTTATGCTTCAGCCGATGGTTCGTCGGCCTGGTCAAGATGTGGCCGCAGCGCCCGCGTGAGGCGTTCGATCGTTTGCTCCTCAGCGTCGGTCCACCAGCGCTCGGCGCGGGGCCGCAGCTCCTCGGGCAGCAGTTCGACGGTGTACTCGTGGGCCTGGGCCAGGAACGCCAGCGCGACGTGCAGCATCTCGTGGAAGATGACCGCCTTCACCCGCTCGGGTCGAAGGCCGCGCAGGATGGTGATGGTGGCCCGCAGGTAGCGGGTGTTCAGCTCGCAGTAGCCAGCGGTGGCATCGTCACCGCCTGGGCTATCGTGCTCGCACAGCCAGATATCCCATTCTTGGAGGCCAAACGCCTGGCGACAGGCCTCGGCATAGGCCGCAGTGGCATCAGCGATCAGCGGCGGCGCTTCGGTTGGAATGTGCAGATCGCCCATCAGCGGCGTCCTTTTGGCTCTCGGAGCGGACGAAACTCCGCTATCATCTGCCTGAGCGACTCGGTGTTCACCGCCGGGTCGAAGCCTACATCGACAAGTTCACGTGCCCACACGGCATCCGCCCCCAGAGCAATAAAGCCAAGTACCCGCCGCTCGGTTTCCAGTGCTGCGTTGAGGTCCCGGCCAGCCTGGGCTAGCATCGGTGCAACGATAAGAAGAACCTCTCCAAGCTTGACGCACGCTAGCGCGAATTGCTGTTTGACATCCTCCATGGCTGCTTCAAGCTGACTGCGTTCCATCTCGTTCATCGTCGTTCCTTCTTCTGATACAGCACCGTAATGATGAATGCGTGCCGCTCGGGCATGTATGAGTCCGGATCGTGAGGCATACAGTAGTGGTTAGTGCTGAGCGCAACAGCCTCACTGCTTGGTAACGACTTCAACGCCTCATTGGCCTGCTGTTCGGCCTCAGTGGCCGCCGTCTCCAGCGTTGGTCCGCTCCCGGCAAATACCCGACAGATCATCGTGCGCTCCTCTGCTGCAATGCCGTCAGGGTGGTGACCTGGGCCGACCGGCCCCACACGCCGGCGTCGCTGATGGTGGCCAGGTCCTGGAACTGGAACGCGCCGCGCTCCCACAGGTCGTAGCGGCCAGGGCCGAGCATCGTGGCCTGCACGTCGGCCGGCTGCTGGCGGAACCACGCCTCGCCGCTCTGTGTTGCCGGCACAGGCCGGTTCGCCAGTTCAGGGGTCATAGCGCAACGATCTTGTGGATGCAGCGGCATCATCACGTTCGTCGGATAAACCATGCCATCCAGCGCAAGACAGGCCAAACAGCTTCTTTGATTCTTCGCCGCCAAACGGCGATATCCTCGTACAATTCCGCTGGCCTGGTACTGCTGCAAGCTGGCGGTGCGCCAGGCCCGGAGCGACTGATCCCGGTTAACCAGCAGCATGTGCTGCAAGCCATCGGTCAGGCCCTCCTGCATCATCCTCCGGGTGATCTCCCGTGGGTTGCGGCCCAGGGCGATCCCCTGAAGCAGCTGCGTGGTCATCCCCTGGGCGGCCAGCGGGTAGGCTGCTTCAAGCAGCGCCGCCAGCGGCTGGCCAGCCCGGGCTAAAGCCACCACGTTCTCGAACGCCCCGGTGCCGAGAGCGGTGAAGGTTCCGCGCACCGCGCCGGCCGCTTCCATCAAGGCGGTGGCGTTCTCTACGCCCAGACCGGCGAACTCCAGTTGCTGCGCGTTGATGGCGCCGGCGGCATACCGCTCGAAGCGCGTCAACTCCACCTCTAGGCTGGCCAGCAGCTGCTGGTAGCGGTCGAGCTGGTAGAGCTGCGACTCGCTGATCGGGGTGCCATTCAGCCGGGCGTTCTCAATCTCCAGGACCAGCGCATCGATCTGAGCCTCGAGCGCCTGCTCCACCGATGCCCAGCGCGCGGCCATCTCGTCGGCCAGGGCCTCGTCAGCAGCCGTCAGGTCGCGCCGGAACTGGGTGGCGATGTCGACCACGGTGCTCATCGGGGCTGCCAGCCTTCGCCGCCATAGCGCTCCCGCCGCGCTTCAATCCACTGCTTCGCCTTGAACAGCGCCTCGGGAACGGACGCCGCCACCGTGGACGAACTGAAAACCGCATCGTCGCCGCAGTCCCAGCCGTTCTCGCCCTTGCCTGGAATGGGGACCGGGCGACTCTCCGGGAACACGACCTCGGCGCGCTGGACGGGCTTGCGCCGGGGCAGCCGCGGCCGCACCCAGACCGACTCGGACAGCGTGACGGTGCAGGGATACTCGCCCTCTGGCATCACCATGACTGCATCCACAGGCACTGACTCAGCCTTGATATAGCGCTGCTTGCCGAACAGGACCGTCAGCAGCTGCTCGCGCCAGTTCCAGTGGTTATGCCGCCAGTCCTTGGGGTTCCACTCGTGGTCGTTCCGCCACAGCAGCCACCAGATCGTGCCATCGAACGCGCGGAGGCTCAGCTCACGTTCCTCCTCTTGGTGGGAGTGGTTCTTCGGCGGCGTGTAGAACCCGCCAAAGGTCAGCCACAGGCTCACGAAGATGAACCGCAGACCAAATGTCCACTCGCTCTCGCCGTGGTAGCGCCGCACCGACAGCATCGGGGATGTCCAGCGAAACGACCATTCCAGCGCGATGCTGCGGTTGTGCCGGCTTTCCTGGGTGTCCAGATGCCACCAGCAGCGGCCGCTTCGTTTCCCATCTTTCGTGCTATGAAACCTCACTGGGTCTGCTCCAATCCGGTGCTTGCTGCACCGCTTGCCATCCGCGCCCGGTTTGCCACGAGGGCCGCTGCCAGGGTCTGGGTCTGGCGCTGCTGCGCGGCCTCCTCATCAGCGTTCAGCAGCGCCAGCTCGGCGTCCACGTCCTCCACTTCGAGCAGGCTCATCGCCGTCGGGCGGCTGATCAGCTTCTTCTCGTACATCTTGAGGATCGCCTCACGGTCTTCAGCGCTCAGCGGCCCGATGTAGAGCCGGGCCTGCACCACGCTGCGCAGGCCGTCGAATGCGCCCGCCCGGCCATTCAGGTAGCTGGCGAAGGCCAGGACCGTCTCCAGCAGCCAGCGGGTCAGGGCGTTGACGGCGCTGGCCGTGGTGGTCAGGCTGGACACGAAGTCCGTAATCGCCTGTTTTCGGCTCTCGCCACTCGCCGCAGCGTCGCCGCTGATCAGCGCGTGGAGCTGCTTCACCTCCTTGAGCATGCGCCGATAGATGGCGTCGTCCGTTTCCACAAACGTGGTCACGTCCACGGGCTGGCGCCACTGGATGCTCGGGTTGGCGTAGCCGGTGATCTGCTTGTCCTCGTTGCGGATGGCCCGACCGTTCAGGATGGTAGTCTTGCCCATGCCCACCTGGATTGGTCGGAAGACCTTCTTTTTCTGCCCAGGCCGGGCCGGGTCATCAATCTCATCGACCGGCATCTCCGCGTTGCTGATCACCCGCTCCACAAACCCGGCCAGCATCACGTTGTGGATCATCATCGTGAGGGCCATATTGAGCGCCTGTTGGAGCTGGCGCAGCTGGTCGGTGACCAGGGCGTTGAGCCGTATCTCAAACGAGATCAGGCGGCCGCCCAGCGGCATGCGGATCTCTTCGATGATGCGGGCCTCCCCCTCCCCCTCGCCGATGATCTGCACCACCGTATCCTCGCCGTCCACAAAGGTCAGCTCAGCGCGCTCTTGCTCGTCCTCCTCGTAGGCGTACAGGCCCACCCGCTGCATCGACTTCTTATCGCGATCGTGCACCGCCTGGTTGGGCGCTGGCACATCCAGCCAGAGGCGGTCAAGGGCATCGGTCAGGCTATCGACCTGCTGCACCACGCCGTTCTCATCGACATAGGCCGGCGGCAGATAGATGCGCAGCACACACCGGCCCGTCTGAAGGGCCTGGGCAATCACATCCTGGATGGTGGCGTGGATGCCGCGCTCGTCCCACCAGGTGGTCAGGGCGGCTTCGGCCTCATCGATCTGCGCCTGCTCGGCAGTGGTGGGCTGCTCGTCCTCGCGGAGCGGCCGCGCGACCGTGTAACTCCAGCTGGGTTCACGGCTCACCACGCCGTCGCGGTGGCGGTTGACCACCTCGCGGATGACGTTGGAGCTGACGAACTGCCGGGCAATCTCGGCCAGGACCTCGGTGGCGCCGGGATCGTTACTCTTCGGCCGCGGCCCCACCCAGGCGTTGCCGCCCTGCCAGTGGTCGCCGGCGTAGAATGCGGCGTTGACCGCGATCGTGTCCGGGGTCGCCGCTTTCAGCAGCTCCTTCACACGCTCCAGGACCAGAGTGTCGAATGGTGTTGGCATCAGAGGTAGGTGCTCCAGCTATCCGACGGCATCGGCTCATCATCCTCCGGCAGGGCGAACAGGTAATCCGGGGCGGTGGCCAGCACAGCGCCATCACCATCATCGGGCGATCGGCGCAGCCGCTTCTTGAACGCTTTCTTTTCCTCCAAGATTTTCACCTCACGGCCGCTCACGTTCTTCCAGTCGTAGGTGCGCTCGCAGAGGTCGGCCTCAAGGGCCGCCGGCGGATCGATCAGCGCGATGCCTTTGAGCGTTTCGGCCGCCTCGGCGTACAGCTCGGTGACACAGTTGGCATAGGCATCCTGGTCGTGGGCTGGCACGCCGAAGTGCACCTCGATCACGCGGAAGTCCGCGAAGGCCCGTTGCAGCTCCAGGTCCTGGGTGAGCCGGTCGGCCACGCCACCGCCGAAACCGCCGCCGCCATCAATGCGGATGTGCAGGCTGGTCACCCCGTCCTTGGCCAACGCCAGCGCCTGGGTCTTGATCTCGCGCGCATAGGCGTTGGTGTCGAGCTGGGCGAACTGGGCGGCCCGCCACAGGAGGTAGCCGCGCCGGATGTAGAGCGTGCCCAGGTCCTTTCCGAAGCGAGACACGTCAACGCCCATCCGGGCGCTGGTGGCCCGGTCGGCGACCGCGTGCTTGCCACGCTCCACGGCTGCCTCATAGCGGCCGGCCGGGATCAGCGTGTTGTCGGCCATGTTCTTGGGCGCAATGCCGAGCACGCGGAATAGGAACTCGGCATTGGGCCGATAGATGACGCCCGGCCGCCAGGGAACCTCGAACGTGTGATGATCCGGGTCGTGACCGCCGACCAGCTCGGCGTGCTTCTCCAGCATCGTCTCCACGTAGTCGCGCCGCACCGCGCCGGGGATGATCTCCCGGCCGGCCAGGACGTTGGGATGGTGGATGCAGGAGATGCGGAACGATTGCACGTTGCTGTCGCCCTTGATCTTGTGGAAGCGGCTGGTCCTGGTGCGCGGGTTGGCCAGCAGCAGGACGATCACGATGCCGCCGCTGGCCATCGAGTCGATGGCGTTGTAGACGTACTCGGCGATACCTTCGGCCTCGTCCAGGACAAACATCAGGAACTCGCCGTGCTGGCCCTGCGCCCGCTCGGTGCCCTTGCCGCCGGCGTCGCTGGTCGCGCGGCCCTTGGCGAAGTGGTTGTCACCTCGGTCGAGCGCCAGGTCCAGGATGCGGCCGGGCAGGCCCTTGCCCCGGCGGTCGGTCTTGATCTCCTTCCAGAGCAGGTCGTGGATCTGCTCCCAGGTCGGCGCAAAGGTGTAGATGATGGACGGGATAAAGCAGTCGAAAAAGTGGTTGACCAGGCCATCAGCGAGCTTGGTCTTGCCCACCGTGTGGCCGGCCTCCACCCGAATGTACTTCTGAATAACCTGATCGGGCTGCCAGATCTCGGCATCGTAGGGCTCGCCGGCCTCAAACTTCCGGCGCTCGAACTGCTGGCGCAGCGCCAGATTGTAGGCTTCGATCACCTCACGCTGGCCGGGTTGCTCCCCTGACCCTGCCCAGGGCGACCAGCCCAGTTTCTCCGTGATGTAGCGCTCAGCATCGAACTGGTACTCGGCAAACGGCGACCCGCCCAGGCCAGCCGCTTCCAGCTTCATCTTGGCCTTCGCCTGAAGCTGGATACGGAGCGGGGTGCGGACCCGCAGGTGGTTATGGGTTGAGAAGGACTGTGATGATGTCATCGCCGTTGGCCAATCCTTGCAATTGATTCAGGGTCAGCTTGTCCAGGTCCAGGTTCTTCAGCAGGGCGTCCTTCAGCTCGCCCAGCGCACCGTTGTTTTTGCCGAGCAGCTCCAGCGCCTTGAGCTTGTCGTAGAGTTCAACCTCCTCGCCAAATTTCTCGGAGCTGCTATAGCGGCGCACCAGGTGTAGCTTGCCGTTCTCTCGTGCCTTGACCATGCTGATGTTGCCGTGCTCGTCCAGGCAATCATCCAGCGAGCCGCGGGCGATATCGGCGATCCGCAGCAGGACCTCGTCGGCGCCCATTGCTCGCTCGGCTACCCCTTCCTTGATCGCGCGAGAAATTTCAAGTTTTTTCAACAATTGCCCACCAATTGAGCCTGCGGTCTTGGCACTGTACCCTGCGCGAATGGCGGCCTGCGTGGCGTTAAAGTCCTTGAGATACTCCTCAACGAACGCCTGTTGCTTCATATTCAGTTTTGGCGTGTCGTCGCTCATCGTGGTTACCTGGCCTTACGCCGCTGTCGCGGCGGGATGGATGGATGGGATATTCCGAACCCGTTCGGAATTTGCGTAATCGACATAACTCAGATCGGCGGCACGCCTTTCAGCACGCTCTTGATGACTTCAACCAGCACCACCGCAAACCGCTTCAACTGGATCTCGCTATAGGCGCTAAGATGAACGGTGGTTGGTCTGGGTCTGCTCAGGCCCTCGTGCATCAGGCCGACCAGCTCACGCAACAGGCCGATCATCGTGTCCATCTTGGCCTCTATCCTGGCCTGCTCGTCGGTCCTCATTCCTATCCTTCCTCTCCTCTGTCCGACTCCATGGCCCATAGCGCCAGGTCAAAAGCCACAGCAGCCACCAGATCAGCGTGGCGGCAAACTTGATGTGCAGCGGCTGGCGCTTGAACAGCTCGATCATTGCGGCCTCGTGGTCATATAGCGCATGTCCTCGCGGATGTTGCTGATGATGCGCGGCACGTCGTTGCCGTCGTCGGCGCGGGCGTGGACTGGAATGATCTGCTCAACGGTCACTCGGCCGCTGGCCCCGTGGACATTCTTCAGGTGCAGGACGGCGGCGTAGCAGCCCAGCTGGAACGTTTCCGACCACAGCCAGCGGCTACCCCGATAGGCCACAACCGGCCGCCACTCATCAACGGCGGCCTTGATGTTGATTGGCTGGTGGGTCTGCTGCTGAAGCGGCGATACGCCGAGCGGGCTACCACCCTCCGCTTTCCAGAGTGCCACGAGGAAGGCCGGGTCAACCTGCAACCACAGGCAGAAACGATAGATGCGCTCCATCTCCTCACGAGATAGTTGCGCCTTGTGGTCCTCGAGGGCGCCAATGAACTGCGCCGGCGTGATGCTTGGCCCGACGCCGATGACCTGTACCTCGGGCTGCGCCGTCAGGCCGGCATAACTGGCCAGAGCGTCAGCCATCGCGCCAGCGATCGTGGTCGGAAAATTCGCGCCGTTCATGATCTTCAGGTCGGCCGGCGAGGTGTAGCTGCCCATCTCCACGAGCAGCCGTCGGGTAGTGGTGCGCAGGCCCTGCGTGATGCGAAACACGCCCAAGCGATTGCCGCCCAGGCCCACGCCAGTTTTGCGCTCGCTCATGGTCCCGTTACCGCGCCGGGGGATTTTGGTGGCTGCGGCGATCGCGTTGGCCAGGGCTGGGCCGAGCTGGTCGCGAACCTTGGTATCCACGTCAGCGCCCCAGTCGGGGTAAATGGCGAAACAGCCGCGGCCGGCATCACCCGATCCGTTCGCCTCGGCGTGCACTTCCAGGAAGATGTCGGCGGTCCAGCCGGCGGCCGCCCACTGCACGACGGTGCTGGCCACGGCATTCAGGCCGCCCGGGTGGGTGCCCATACCTTCATCGGGCGTAATCACGCGCACATCGAATCCGCGCTGCCGGCAGGCCTGGGCGAGCGCTTTCGTGACAGGGCCGACCAGGCGGATCTCAGTGGCGTGGCCGCCGTCCTGGTTGTGGTGGCCGGCGCTGAGGGCAATTCTAGGAGTTGCCATGGCTTTCCTCCTGCTTTTCCCAGGGAATACCGCCGAGACTGTCCTCGTAATCCCTGATCATCACGTCCAGGCGTATCTCGTGAGCCTCATCGATGAGGGGGAACGCATCACCCTCATGGCGCACCCGGCCATAGAAGGGCGGCGGGACCGGAATGGGTAGGCCGTGTTGCTCCAGCGTAGCCAGCGTGACCTTGAGCCAGTCCTCAAGCGCCATCACGATCTTGGCAACGCCCTGCGCACGGAAACGGAAATCGGCGCCGCGCTCCTGCTCGCTGGCCACCTGAAGCGTGCTCAGTTGGTGCTCCAAATCTCGTTCCCGATCGCGTGCTCGGGCACGTTCGCGCAGGCTGGCCACCTCGATTTGCAGCGTGGTGTGCGACTGGCTCTGCTCACGGATGATGCGGTCGCGGCGAGCGCCAGCAATCTCGGTGCGAATCAGCAGTACCACCAGCACGATCAGGATGATCAGCCAGGCAATGCCGAGTGCGAATGGTTCCTCGAAATTGATCATAAAAGTCCAGGCTGGCTAAAAACAAACGACGCGCCCACCATCCCCCAGAAGAGGAATGATGACCGCGTCGTTTACGACTCTGGTCAAATGCGGCCTGGGCTTTGTGTGTGACTGGGCGGCTCAGTCTGCCAGGTCGCTCCGCCGGTCGGCCGAAGCCGCCAAATAATCTATGCTGTGTGCCGTGTAACCAGCCGGCGGATAAGGTGCAGGATGCGCTCCAGGGAGTGGAGCAGGCTGCTCATGGTTGGCTCATCGGGCTGAACTACAATCGTGGCCTTGGTCACCTTGTCGGCCACGATCACCTGCACGAGGTCGATGCATTCGGTCGGGTGCTTTTTGGCGTCCAGGTCTGTACAGGCATCCAGAACGCGGTTTGCGAACTGTACCGGATCTTCCTTATCGCCTGGGACATACACGTGCGTTTGCTGCATCATCGCCAGGGTGCCGCCTTGGTACCGGTAGCGATTTTCGCCGTAGCGTGATGGCTTTTTGGTGCGTTGCTCTGTCATAGTATTTCATCACACAAAAAATAAATGCATCAGCGAAAATATAATTATGCGACTTTGATGTATTCCGGCCCTGATTGCAAAGTAGCACGCCTATTCGCCTCTGTCAACCATCGGGTTACTATCGGCCATGGTGCACATATGTGTTGGGTATGGTGTGGCCAGCCTAAGGAGGGCTTATCTTGCTATGCCTCAGAGGTGGCATGCTCTCCTTACATTGTTTTTCTTTTTTGGGCCACCCGGAGGGGAGCACGGATGTTGAACTCCACCAGGTGGAGTTCGCGTTTGTGCTAGGCTGGCCTGGCCCCAAAAAAGACATTCCGGGTAGCACCCGCGAAGCACAATGATTATCCTTCCTCGCGGAAGCGATGGGCCATCGGCAAAGGCTGACGGCGCCCTCGTGATCAGAACCAATTGGTTCGAGCTGGTGATCTGGACGAGCTGCACGATCACCAGGACCACAGCGCCGGCCGCCGCGCCCACCCTGGGAAAAGGTGAGCGACAGTCGGAGCGAACCCAAGCGCAGCGCAGCCGGGGATGTGGTGGGATCAGCCGTTTATCGAGCGGTCTCCAGACCCGCCGCCAGGCGCTCGCTCTGCGAGGCGAGATAGGCCCCACTGCATCCACTGTTTTCCCAGGGTG